TTAGAAGTCATAGTCGCCGCTACTCATAGCTTCAGCATTACCCATTAGATAGCCAGCACCAACTTGTGAGAAGAAATCATGATTGGCCGTTTCGGTTGAAATTCCGTTCATTACGATTGGGTTGATATCTTTAATCTCAGCATTGGGGAAGCGGGATTCAAAGCCCATATTTTGGAGCGCCTTGTTGGCGTTGTAGTGAACGAATTGTTTAACATCTTCCGCTAACCCAATCGGCGCGTAAACTTCTTCGGTGAACGCAAACTCGTTCTCAAGGAGATCGTCGAGCAACTCATCCATCCACTTTTTGAATGTTTTTTGTTCAGTCGCCGATAGCTCGTTATATCCCAATTGAAATTTGTAGCCGAGGTAAGTACCATGAACAGATTCATCGCGGATCACCAGTTTGACGACTTCAGAAAGATTTGCCAGCTTATTGTTACCACGGTACCAAAGTGGGGTAAAAAAGTTGGTGTAGTACAAAATTCCTTCAAGAAAGACGCTTGCAACTTTCTTTTCAAGGTTGTTTCCCGTTTGATAAATATCATTGATCCGTTTGGCTTTGTATTGCATTCTGGGATTATTGTTCATCCATTTGAATACTTCGTCAACAGTGGCTTGATCGTTCAAAGATGTCAAAATAGTGCCGTAGCTTTTGGCATGAATTGACTCCATCATCAAAAAGTCATTGAGGACTGCTGCTTCTTTTCGTGTCCGAACGTCGGGCCGCATCACGTCGACTCCTTCTTCAGATTGGAGTGTGTCCAGCAAGGCTAATCCACCCACAACCCGATTGATAACCGATTTTTCGGTGCCAGAGAGTGTCCGCCAGTCCCGTAAATCATTAGAAACAGGTACTCGCGTATCCAGCCAGTATTGTGCCGTTGCTTTATCCCATACATATTCGTCAAGTTCGTCTTCGATGATGTCCCAATTAATTGTTTTATAGCTCATTAGTTGAATACTCCTTAAAAGTCGTAGTCGTCATCGGTCATTTTTTCAGTGTCCGATTCATTGTTTGCAGCCGTTACCTGTTGCAAAAATTGATTTTGATCAATCATCAGTTCTTTGAGTTGCGCCACTAGTGAAGACGGTTGAACTTCGTAGACAGCGTTAAAGCCAAGTGACATTAATGCATGATTGGCACCATAGGAGGCCAGATTGATGGCTTCGGTGGCATCGTCAAGGTTAGCTTCTAAGAAGTCTTTTTCAGTTTGCATGAGTTGATCAAACTGTGTATTAATCCAATACTGCAGTTCGGTTTGATCACTTACAGTGAGTTCTTCAAATCTGAGGCGAAATTTGTAACCAATATAAGCACTAAAAAGAGCGCTACCGCGGAGAATATTAGCCAACATTTGGTAAGTATTGACGAGAGCCTGTGTTTGAAGTATTGTCCAGTATTTACCAAACGAGAGCCCAGTTTCAGTCAGAATAAAAAGGGCTTTTTTCTGTAAGGCCATATCGCTAGTGCTCATTTGGGCTAGTTGGTCAATTTCAGCTTGCAGATTGGCATTATCATCTGCCCAAGTAAAACTTTCACCGCCGTTACCCGGAATCAGAGCCCGGAAAATGGTCGTACAGCTTTTGGCATGGACTGATTTCATAAAGGTAATGGTGTTTAATACGGATTCTTCTTGTTGAGTTCGCCGATCGTGGCGAATAGCAGGGGTGCCAACTTCTGATTGGTAGACGGCTAACATTGATGTACCTGCCAACATACGAGTAATGGCCTGTTGTTGAGTATCTGATAGCTGTTGCCAAGCCGTCTGATCATTCGTGATGGGAATCCGAATGTCCAACCAAAAGTTAGTGGTGAGTCGTTCCCACATGTATTTATCGAAATTATCTTTAATATCATCCCAGTTAATTGCTTTGTAGTATAAGTAGTCCATCGTTATTTGTTCGTCTCCTTAATTAGGATTCATGGGTATATGGGTCTTGTGACCCAATAACGTATGCCGGTGTGTTAAACGGACGATAAGACCCCAAGTGAATTTCCTAGATCATGCATGATTCACATTCATTTGCCGTTTTAATTTCATCGTCTTCTGTAAACGTTCGAATGTAATAAAGTGACTTAATGCCTTTTGTCCAGGCGTAATTCCGTAACCGGTTAAGGTCTCGGGTTGTCATCTTTAAATTGTTATTGTCCTTCCACTCGTAAAGGTCAGGTTTCAAAACTGAACGCATAAATAGTGTCAGACTCATGCCTTGATCAATGTGCTTTTGAGCTACGGCATAGGTGTCAATAATTTTTCGTTGATCAATATCATATGCGGGTGTGTAGTAAGGCAAAGTTTCGTTAGACAGGTAAGGTGCTGGATAGAAGATTGAGCCTACCTTATTTTCCTGACGTTGTTCTACTAATTGTGTGATTGGATGAAGTGATGCACTTGTTTCATTGACGTACGAAATTGACCCGTTCGGTGCCACAGCGAGTCTATTACGATGATAAAGGCCGCCAGTAATCACAGCTTGCTTGAGTGCCTTCCAATCTGTAACAGATGGTAATTTAATATTTTTGAAGATTTTTGCAACTTTGGTACTCTTAAATTTAAAGTCTGCGTTCAAGTATTGATCGAAGTAACTGCCATCAGCGTACTTTGATTGGTCAAATTTAGCGAAGGTTTCGTGGCGTTCACGGGCAATTCGATTGCTCGTAACGAGTGAATAGTAGTTTAAAGCTAGGAAGTAGGCATCAGTAAATTCAAGGGCCTCTGGTGAGCCATACTCAATTTGGTGGCGTGCAAGGGCAGTATGCAGACCCATAGCCCCTAATCCAATCGTGTGGTAAAGTTCGTTACCATGTTTAACAGTCGGTACTTCCTTAACGTCGGTTGTGTCAGTTACGAGGGTGAGCGCACGAACAGCAACCTCAACTGAGTGACCGAAGTCCGGCGAGTCAATCATATTCATGATATTAGTTGATCCGAGATTACATGAAATATCGGTGCCAATTGTCTTGTACGATAGGTCATCATCAAGTTTTGACGGTTCTTGAGGCTGTAAGATCTCACTACAAAGGTTACTCATAATAATTTTGCCATCGACAGGGTTAGTTTGGTTGGCCGTATCAATGTTCAAGATGTAAGGATAACCAGATTCTTGTTGGAGTTGAGAAATCTTTTGTTCTAGTTTCCGCGCGTTAAAAACTGACTTCTTAATATTGGGGTTAGCGACCATGTTGTTATATTCTTTGGTGATATCGATGTAAGCAAATGGCGTACGATATTCACGTTCGACATCATAGGGGCTAAAAAGATACATTGGTTCGTTAGTCTTGAGTAATTCATAATATTTATCAGGAACAATCAAACCGAGGGACAAGGTCTTCACCCGAATTTTTTCGTCCGCATTTTCTTTTTTGGTATCCAGAAAATGTAAGATGTCAGGATGGAAGACGTTGAGATAAACCACTCCGGCGCCGTTCCGTTGCCCAAGTTGGTTACTGTAGCTAAATGAGTCTTCAAGTAACTTCATCACTGGTACAACGCCAGACGAGGCGTTGGAAATCTGCTTAATAGGATCACCTGAGGCGCGCAAGTTTGACAGGTTAACGCCGACGCCCCCACCGATTCGAGATAGTTGAAGGGCAGAATTAACGCCGCGTCCAATTGAGAGCATGGAGTCGGCCACATCGATTAAAAAACATGATACCATTTCACCGCGCCGTTTTTTACCCGCGTTGAGAAACATGGGGGTGGCAGGCTGATAACGTTGTGAAATCAATTCATCGGCAACGTCATTGGCAAGTTGTTCATCACCATTAGCGAGATAGAGGGCATTGAAGACGACGCGATCGACAAAGTCTTCCAAAAATTGCTGGCCATCATTAGTTTTCATGGCATATTGTGTGTAGAACTTGTAGGCACCGAGAAAGCTGCGAAAACGAAAGTGATGGTCTCTCATTTGGTCGAACAAGGACTGCACAAACTTGTGAGAGTATTGTTCCAGGATACTTGGATCGATATAATCTTCGTCAACCAAGTAATTTAACTTGGCATTTAACGAATCAAATTGCTTGGTCTTCGGTTTAACTGTCTCTTCGAAATAAGCCTTTAGGGCTTCTTGATCATAATGTAGCGGAATTTCTCCGTTGCTTGGGATATTTACGAGGTTATTTAAGTAAAAATAGGTATTTTCCATTTCTGGGGTGCTAGTTACCATTAGGGATTACTCCTTCGTTGTTTGAAAACAAAATTGATTGCGATAGGTTAAGATGGCATCGGCAATGCGAGGAATGTCGTGTGCGGTGCCACGTAGCTCAAAATCGGTAATGTAAGGAAAATCGAAGCGTTTAGCATATTGTTTAGCCGTGAGTGCAAACTGCTTATTAAAATTACGATTACCGCTACCGATAATACCGTAGCAATGCTGGTAATTGCCTTCGTACGCGAGGTAATCTCCCAAAATAGTGGTTAATATTTCAGTATAACCGTTATTAACCCCATTACCACCTTTAAGAAAGGCTGGTAGGAAGGTAACAAACGGCTGGTCAAGAGTGGTGAATTCAGGGTGTTCTTTAACATTAATTGAACTAACCCGAACATGACGTTCTTTCTCAAAGTATGTTGTCAGTCTGCTAATAAAATATTTCGTGTTGCCACTCAAACTGATGTAGAGAATATTTATGGTTTCCGTAACTAATCATCGTCCTTTTTCTATATATAGTGGTTAGGCAATCATCATAGCACTATATGTGGTGTCTATGCAAATTGGTGGACGATCTGATTGATCTAAAAATTGTGTTGAATATAAAGATTCATGCGAGGTGGCTAAAATGGGCCCACCGTTGGTATTTTAAGTTGCACTAAGAGACGATAAACGGGACTTTTAATGAATGGAAGCAAGCTCCCAGGACCTAGCTCACAGTTTGCACCAAAGGCCTTGTTATCAATTGAGAAGAGCACACTGTACGGTTCATGATCAAAAAATATTTTGATTATGTCTACTAGTTTTTACCTTTGTTTTAGTACAAAAAAACGTGCGTCCCCTAGAACTATTAGAAAGTTAATTTAAAATAGTCGAAGGATAATTAAAGGCATGCTATAATGCGGGGAAGAAAAAGAAGCCCTGCGTGAACGGAGCTTCTCAGACAAGCCGCTTTAAAGGCGGTGGTCTAGATTACAAAATACATTGTCGCCTTGTAACCGACCAAAGTTACGCAGGGCGGGTTTTTATTTGTGGTGCTTGTCGATATAGCTGAGGAGTGCGATTAAAAACGGGCCAAACAGCAATATCAACGAGCGTGTCTGGAAGGCGCTCATTGGCTGTTAAACCTTCCTGAAGATTATTCCATGTTCACATGGCCTCAACTAGCAGGGGATCAGACTGTCATTTATTAAAAAGTGCAGCGACTTTTTCGAAATACGATTTATCTAATAGATGCTCATTATGTTTCATCTTTTACACCTGTTTCCATTTGGAATTCAGATAAGAAATCATGCATATACTTTGTTCGACGACTGGCTTCTTGCTTTCCCGTTCTGGTATTCATTGAACTTGCTAATTTCAGCAGCTTTTCATAAAAGTGATTGATGGTTGTACTTTTGTGATGGCGATAATCATCGTGTGTTTTGATTTTCTTCACTGATATTTTGGAATCATATATTTCCTGTCCAGCGTGCCCGCCGTAAGCAAATGCACGTGCTATGCCGATTGCACCTAGTGCATCAAGTCTATCAGCGTCCTGAACACATTTACCTTCGTTAGAAAGCTGATAATGGTGTTCAATGTTGTCAGCATATGACATATGTTGGATAATATCTAAAATGTCTTCTCTAGCCGGAGTTGTAATATTCTCATGGCTAAGTATAATTCGTACTCCTCTCAGTCTATTCTTTTTATCTGCAGTGACTTTTTAGTCTATGGTGTCATGCAAATAGCTAGCTGCTTTCACAACATACAGACCAATATCAGTTTCATTTTTTTTAAAATCTTCTATATATTTTTTTTGAGCTAGCTTAGACACTCTTTGGGCATGAAGAAAATCATGCCCAGTTGGATCAAAGGCCATATTTTCTTTAGAAAATGATTTTATATACTATATTTAATCTATTTCGTTTAGTATCCTTTACTATATATAATAAGGAGGCCTCTAATGCTAGTTTTTCTGTCAACATCATTCATACCATCCAATGATAAGATGTGGTCGCGAGTTGGCATAAATAAAAATCAACAATTCCCGCCATTGGCAATAGATTTAGGATGACGTTCCCTTAATTTTAAATGGTGTCCATGGTCTTAGTTAAATTTTTCTTGTTTCTGCCCAATTGATTCAATTCAGTAACTATGACAACACCACCTTAACAAATCATAATTTGGATAATAGTATGTTCCATTTGAAAGCTAAGCCTTATAATTAGCATAGGGTTAATAGCTCTAATCAAAATACCCACAAAAGGCCTGCTCAACTAACAATTGAGTAGGCCCTTTGTAGTACAAATTAATCCTTATCACAACTAACCTCAATAGCACAACAGGTATAAATAGTGCTTAAAATCCCTAAATAAATTTCTCTCACAACTGTTTAATAAAGCGGCAATCCCCGTCGTACGTGATTAATTAAACATTCAATTCTTAAAACACCTATTTTTAAATCGACTTAAACCGTCGCTGTTGCGTGCGTTTACTAATCCCCGTCTTTCGTTCAATCATCTTATAAGTCATGCCTTGTTTTCGCAACTCATAAGCAAATCTGATCTGTTCATCAGAATACGTTTTCGGTCGCCCTTCCCGAAACAACGGATCATGTTGCTTGGCATACAATTTACCTTCTTGTGTGCGCGTGACAATCATATCGCGTTCAAACTGCGCAAAGGCGCTAAATATTGTAAAGACTAATTGGCCAGTCGGCGTATTATCAATTAAGCCCATGTTCAAAATATTAACTTTGACATTTTCTTTAAACAACTCTTGGATAATGGCTAAGGCCTCGCGCGTGTTCCGTGCAAACCGATCCAACTTAGTGACAATCAAAGTATCGCCTGTTTTTAGAACGCGCAACAGTTTTTGAAACTCCGGTCGTTCGGTAGTTGTGCCGGTAAACTTTTCTTGAAAGATTTTTTCTGCTCCTGCCAATTTTAGTAACTCAATTTGATTTGCTAATTTTTGATCAGTGGTACTGACCCGCGCATAGCCATATTTCATCTTTTTATCTCCTTATTTATGTCATTAAGTAATGACATGGTTCTAACCCTTTAATTATACAGCATCAAAAAAGAGGCCACAACTGTTAAGTTGTGACCTGTTTCGTTCCATTTAAACACTTTAATTATCACATATTCAAAACGTCAAAAAATTTGTATCTAAATATATCTAAGCTTTTTTAATGGTGAGAAACTTTGCCACTTGCAATGCTCGATTAATTACTTAGGTATACAAAATGATTATTGTCACGAGACTAAAATAATCTTAATGTTTAAATTTTCTTCACTTCAATAAAAGACCGGCCTGCTCAAACCCAAGGGTTTTAACGGACCGATCTTTATTTACATTAAGGCATCTTTACTTACTTTGAAAAACTTTTAATTTATCTTAGCCAGTTGTTGTGACAAAGTTTCCACTTGTTTAGCCAACTTCTCCAGATTGTGACTCTGGTCGAAAGTTTTTAAGTTCGCTTGCACTTGCCGAAAAACCTTTTGGACTCTTTCTTGGCCATTAACAGTCAAAGTTAGCCGAACAATTCGTCGATCATTTGGATTCACTTGTGATTGAATTAAATTATCTTGAATCAATCGCCAAGTATTCCTGGAAATTAGTGTGCGCGTAACCATGAATGCATCAGCTAATTCACTAGCAGTAGCTTGCCCATGTTGTTCAAGATAGACTAATATTCTCCACTCACGCATTGAAAATTCAGTTTTGGCCAGTCCTTGCACTAACATCTGGTATGCCTGTTTCTGAATAGCTTGCAGGGTTGTTAAGCTCTCAAACTGGTTCTTAATTTGCTGATGATTTACCATATAATATCATCCTATTCTTTGTACTGCCGCTTAGTCATTCCGAAGAGTTATAACAAACTACTCATGGCTAATAGTAATAAGCCCCTCAGTGTCATATGTCGTTGGTCAGTTTCATCAGTTCGAGGCAACCATTGATCTACAAAATTAGTAGCCTCTGTTTGACCAGCCTGAACCGGCTTAGCAGCATCGTTGATTGGCTCGGGTTAATAGAAACTCTAAAATCTGTCGATAAACTATTTATAATTCTTATTATAATAAATTGATTCAAACTCATTATGAACGTTAGAAATATTATTAATATGCATTGAAGGTTAATTTTACAATCTACCTAAAACTAAATATAATTTTTCTAACTTAGTTGTTGCACTTAAACTACTGCATACTCATTTTTCAGTCTTACTTAAGCTACCTCGATGATAAATTTTCTTTTGGATTAAGTATTGATCCTGATATTGAGTAATAAATAACGGAGAACTTTCTTCTATGACATTGCTAAACTCCAAACCATACCATGAAATAGGTGAGGCCGTAATTTTCTGCAAATAGATGCGCCCGCCAATCAATCTTCTATCTAACGAGCTTAACTGATCATTGGCAATTAAATCTGCTGGTTGTTCCTTTATAATAACAAACTTAAAGTCGCCGACTTTCCGTTGTCGCTCTGTTGAATACGTGGGTATTTGTGGTTCTAAAATACCTTGTTCCACTAGATGATTTACAATTTGATGTAAATAGACACTAACGGATTGAGATTTCTTAAACCCTAAGTACAATTGAACGTTAACAACATTATGCGTCTCAAGTAAATCAACTGTATAATTACTTTCATAAGGTGCATTGGTTTCATTGACTGTAACAAACCAATAAACTTTAGCTCTTTTAGGTTGTCTGTCGAGAATAGAATACATGGTACTACGCTTAATTTGGTAATCACCCTTAATTTTAGTCATATACACTAAGTTAGTCGTGAACAAAGGTACTGTATTGTCTGCGCTTAATTTAGAGAGTTGATCACGATAGTCAAGAAGTGAAACATACTCGCTTTCTTTCTCATAATGTTCTCTTCGTTTATTTCCAAAGTACCAAAGCCACATAATATAAAGAATGCCCAACATGATTGTTAACGTAACATAACCGCCATGAATAAACTTAACCAAACTTGAAATTAGAAAGATTAACTCAATAAAACCAAAAAACAAGGCAATTATAAGTGCTGTTCCCTTAGCCAGGTGTTTCTTTAAGAATTCATGCAAAAGCACAGTAGTCATAAGCATGGTAATAGTGATCGCTAAACCATACGCGGCCTCCATTTTTTGTGAACTACCAAAGAACCAGACTGCACTAATTGTTATTATACATAGTATCCAGTTAACAGTTGCAATATAAATTTGATTTTTTATATTACTTGGATGTCTAATAACCATTCTAGGTAAAAATTTTAAGCCAATTGCTTCATCGGCTAAAGTGTAAGAACCCGTAATCAACGCTTGAGAGGCAATAATTGCAGCGAGTGTGGCTAGCACAATGCCAACTAGGCGCCAAGTTCCGGGGAGCATTTCATAAAAGGGATTTAAGTTCGATAAGTTCCTGTAAGCAGTGTCACCTGCATGTCTAATTATCCAAGCCCCCTGACCTAAGTAATTTAAAAATAGGGTGCTATATACTAGTGGCCAGGTTACATAAATATTCTTCTTGCCAACGTGACCCATATCGGAATATAAAGCCTCTGCTCCTGTGGTTGCCAAAAAGATACTTCCAAGTATAAAGATTCCCACTTTGTTAACTGGACTGAATAGTATCCTAATTGCATAATAAGGAGAAATAGCCTTCAATATCATTGGATAATTGATTAGATTAACGATTCCAAAGACAGCCAAAAAGCCAAACCATAAAATCATCACTGGTCCAAAGGATTTCCCAATCACACCTGTTCCAAAACGTTGAATCATAAATAATACGAGTAGAACAACTGTTGTGATAATCAAGACGTTATGTTGAGAATTACTAAACACCACAGGGCCAAGGTGTTGTTTTTTTAATCCCTCAATGGCTGAGGTCACGGTTACTGCAGGTGTTAATGTTCCATCGGCCAAAATAGCTGCCCCACCAATCAAAGCTGGCCAAATTAACCATTTTGCATTTTTTCGAACTAAGGCATATAAAGCAAAAATACCGCCTTCATGCTTGTTGTCGGCTTGCATTGCAATGACAACATACTTCAACGTTGTAATAATCATTAATGTCCAAAATATCAAAGAAACTGACCCAATGACGTATTCTGGAGAAATATTTCCCATTTTACCGGCGTCACCAATCAATGCATTCATAACATACAATGGTGAAGTGCCAATATCACCGTACACAATTCCTAAAGTAACAAGTGCCCCCGCAAAAGAAACACGTTCTAGTTGCTTATTCATATTTGCTTGCCCCCAACGCTAATTATTGAAATATAGCACTGCAAAATAGTAAGCCTAAACACTAAGAAAAGCAACTATGCCATATACATCATAATGAAATCACTTTAAAGAAGTTCATAATTTACGATATACTGATTGAAACCATAAATTATGGGTCTTCTATTCTTAACTATCTAGTTGAACCATCTGATAACCGACTCCAATGTGTGTTTTAATATACTGATTCTGAGTATTAACTTCAATCTTTTTTCGCAAAGTTGCAATGGTCACTCGAAGAGAAGATGTATCTTCAACCGATTCTGTCCCCCAGACCTCTTTCAACAGATAGCGGTGTGTCAACACGCGGGAAGTGTTTTCAGCAAGAATAATCAAAACCTTATATTCGATTGGTGTTAAATGGATTTCATTTTGGTTTACTTTGACCGTTTGTGAATCAAAGTTGATAGTCAATTCTCCATTACAATAATTATTAATATTGGTTTTTCCGTTGTTATATATTATGTTAGTCCTTCTCAAGGAAACACGAATTCTAGCCAGTAATTCATCAATAGAAAAGGGTTTTGTTAAATAATCATCAGCACCCAAATCTAGAGCCTGCACTTTGTCGGCGTCCTCATCACGTGCTGAAATAACAATAATAGGTATATTATTGTTGGCAGCTCGTATTTGCTTAATAATGTCCATCCCATCCATATCGGGTAACATTAGATCAAGTAAAAGTACATCTGGTTGAAAAATTGGAATAAATTGGAGCGTTTTATTGCCATTTCTAGCTATGCCATACTTATAATCTGCGGATCTTAATGTCATTTGTATTAATCGAGCTACTTCTGGATCATCTTCGACAATCAAAATTCTATTTTTCATTTTTTTGAGAGCGTAAAATATCTTGTGTAAATGCATAAAAGATTTCTGAATTGTATAGAAATAGGGAATGCCTTCCCTTATGATATTTAGTAACCACAGAAAACATCACAGGAGGCATTCCCCATGAATGAACTTACCACAGAAATTATCGCTGCACTAGCCCAAAAGCAAGATTTGGACGAAGTTTTTCGTCACCACCTCGAAATTGCGATTAACCAGCTGCTTCAAACCGAATTGGCAGGGTTTTTGGGTTACGAACGCTACTCATACGCTGGAATTAACACTGGTAATAACCGCAACGGCAGTTATGAGCGCTCGTTTGATACGAAGTACGGCCAACTTAACTTAACCATTCCTCGAGATCGCAATGGCCGGTTTGAAAATCATACCTTGCCAGCCTACGGTCGGCACAGTGATAATTTAGAAACAACGGTCATTCAATTGTATACCAAGGGAATTACCACTGCTGAAATTGCCGAACTCATTGAGAAAATGTACGGTGCTCACTACTCCAAAGCCACGGTTTCCAACATGACTAAAGCCGTCAATGAACAGGTTCAAGCTTTCCAGCAACGTCGACTGGCTTCACAATATGCGGCCATCTTCTTAGATGCCACTTACTTGCCGTTAAAGCGGGATACCGTTCAAAAAGAAGCCGTTCATATTGCGATTGGCATTCGTCCAGATGGTACGAAAGAAGTGCTGAACTACCAAGTGGCGCCAACGGAATCGACTGGAATCTGGACTGAACTGCTGGGAACCTTGATCAAGCAGGGCGTTAAAGATGTGCTGTTGTTTGTGGCCGATGGGTTAGTTGGTTTGGATGAAGGCTTGAATCGGCATTTCCCCAAAGCCAAACGACAACGTTGCCTGGTTCATGTTGGGCGGAATCTGATGAACAAAGTTCGCGTAAAAGACCGCAAGGCCGTGATCAGTGACTTTAAACAAGTTCATCGGGCCGCCAACCGTGAAGCAGCCGAACTGAAACTGAATGAGTTCGCCAACAACTGGCATCAGACCTATCCCAAATTAATCAAAGATCTGCTTAAAATGCCGAATTTACTCACTTTCATGGACTTTCCACCAGCTATCCGGCAATCACTATACTCCACTAACCTGATTGAGAACTTTAATAAGCACCTCAAGCGCACCACCCACCACAAAGAACAATTTCCAACGGAAGATTCACTGGATCGCTTTCTGGTTTCTCAGTTTAATGTTTATAACGAGAAGTCTCTGAGGCGGATCCACCGAGGGTTCAAAGGACTCCAGGACACCTTGGAAGCATCATTTATTTAAGTTAGATACATATTATATGTACGAAGGCATTTCATTTACACAAGATTCTTGACGCTACCAAAAATTTTGACCGATAGTAAATCAATGGTTAATCAGACTAGCAGCAATAAAAAAGGTAGGAAAGAATTATGCGCCATTCTTTCCTACCTTCTATTAGCTTTATACTGTTATGATAATGATTGCTGTCTACACAATTAAACCACTGTCATTCATAAGTATATTTCCACCTTATGTTGCTTAACCTATCCATAATAGTTTATCGAAGAATTTCACTGCCAATCTAAACGTTGCTCTTGGGAGATCAAGAGAGCGTTACGAATCTAGTCTCAACGTTTCCTTTTTTAACAGTCCTAATGCACGTCTATAACTCCTAGTGTAGTGTAAAAGTGCGAATGACTATTAGGGTATACCCTAATGGCCTTTAAACATTTTTTATTAAAAATTATTTTTTATATAACTAGCCACATTTTCTTTGTCTGGAAATAAAGTAGCCTGGTTTATTTCCAATGATTGATTTAATTCGTTTAAAATTTGTTGCTTTTTTTCACCAGGAATTACTAATCTAATTGGCTCATTGTGTCCATTGTACAGAGATACTTTGTTATCAATATCATCATGAATATTTTCCAAGCTACATGATGTACCATCATAAGGTTCAAAAAGGAAAAAACCACTTTGAGCTCGTAAGCGTTCATTATTAATTGAAGGTTCGACGAAAAATGGGTGAAGTAAAGTTCTAAAGTTGATTAGATCAGCAAAATAACCAGTATCTCTTTTAATATCATGATACAGGCATTGCATTTCATAAGACTGATTTATTTCTTTATAGAAATCATTTAGTGAGTCATATACTTTTTGGTTTTCCTCAGAAAGTTGTTCATAATAGCCCTCTGGGAACTGCTTGACCAGATCCATGTACCAACTTTGGTATAAATGATTTTCATCTTCTTTCAACAAATCATCAATATTTTTGTTGAAAGAAGATATTTTTCTATAAATACTTTTCTTTTTTTCTTCGTCCATCAATGCTAATGTTGATAAGACTTCCACGGTGTCACTGCGACTACTATAGTATGTGAAATCATCAATATTTTGTGTCTTGTTAGAAAAAAACATGGTAACTATCCCGTCTGTTTCATGTCTTTCAGAATCAAGATGAGATTGACAGGCAAAATAAAGAGCGACAAGAGCATTGGTCGTTACATCTAATAACCTAGTTGGCAAGCCAAAATGTTGCATATAAGACAGGCGAGAAAAATTGTTTTCTAAATTGTTAAAATCGTTTGCGTACCTACGCATGTACTCATTAGTAAATGAATATTCATGGGTATATCCGGAGAGCTCTTTTTGTCTAAAGATGCTAGCAACGTTATTACTACTTTTGAAGTCATTTGACTGTCCTCTATAGAAAAATCGTGGTAGCAAACCTCTTCCATCAACTGTTACATTAGCTTTTATAGACTTTAGGGATTCTGCTTTTTTGCTTAAAAAACTATTTACAGATTGAATATTCAAAATAGAACCTCCTATAGATATAAGCAAGCACTCTGATAAAATGAATCAATTACCGTATTTTTATGCTCAATGTTCTTACTAAGATGACTTACGTTAATACACTAATCCAGGTTAGAATGAAGTACACTACTGATTTAAAAATATGTTTCTAAAAGAATTATATCTCTGTATAATGAATCAAGTAGAGAAGTTAAGGCGGTGGCTATTTCCGATCGGAGGCGGTGCTTATGGTGTTAAACCTTTAAAGCCCATAAATCCTAACGAAAGGAGTAGCCTAAGTGTCCGTTTCGGACGCTTTACAATTAATGCTAGCTTTCGGTACATTTATCGTGGCCTTGATTGCATTAATTGTTGAGCTGATCAAAAGTCAGCAAAAAAAATAATCCGTCTTAGCTTTTGGCAGGGCTAACGGATTATTTAATCTATTATTAAACTTTGCCACCGTCTTAAACGGCTCTACATGGGAAGCCCTGTTCTAGCGGGGCTTCCTTTTTCTGTTTACATTATAGCATGGCTATAACGGACTTGCGACTATTTTAAGTGTAGTTTCTCAAAGGCTAGAGAAACTATTGTTCGTTCTTGAAAATATGTAGGAGCAACGGCCTAAGAACCATATATAGTGGTATAATATGTAATAAAAACTATATGTAGTGTTTGGAAGGTGCAATTCTTGGTTCAAGAGAAACACAACAAACTATTGAGCGCAATAATTTCGATTGGTCTTTTAAGCTTTTTAGGAATAGTGGTTGAAACAGCGTTAAACATAACCTTCCCACAATTAACAACGTATTTTTCTATACCTATCAGTCAAGTTCAATGGTTGACTACTGGATATATGCTAGTCTCAACTAGTTTGATTCCATTGGGTTCATTCTTTTTAAGACGGTTTCGTGTGGTAACTTTATTTAGAGTTTCGTGCTTAAGCTTTTTAGTCGGTACGTTGGTTGCAAGCTTTTCCAACAGCTTTAATTTAGTTTTGCTAGGCCGCTTATGTCAAGGCATTGCTGATGGAATCGCGTTACCGTTGATGTTTGCTGTCATACTAGATCAAGTGCCAAAGAAAAAAGTTGGCACTTTTATGGGGCTAGGTAGCTTAGTTATTGCCTTTGCACCAGCAGTGGGTCCCATATATGGTGGCATAATTCAGGACACATTCAATTGGCATTTTCTATTTATAATTTTAATACCAATTATTATGGTTACCTGGCTGCTTGGTGAGCTTAGCATTGAACAAAGTTCACCGGTTCATTACGTTCCCTTTGATGTCCGTGGGGGCATTTTCTTGGCCATTTTTTTGACAACGACGTTGATGTTTATTGTTAACTTGACTGCTAACAGTAGCTCTTTTAAATTGTATTTATTTTTACTAGGAACAGCTTTTTTTAGTGGCTTACTTTTCCTTCTTAATGAGAAGCATAAGAGCCATAAATTGTTGGAATTAAGTCTCTTTAAAAACAAACGCTTTTTGCAGTTGTTAAGTGCTTTTTTTCTATTGCAATTCAGTTCTTTGAGTATGTCATACTTAATCCCTAATGTGCTACAAATACTTTTTGCCCAGTCACCTGGTTTGGTAGGTTTTCTAATTGCTCCTGCCGCTGTGATTGATGCAGTGCTATCGGTGGTTGCTGGTATTATTTACGATAAAACTGCACCCCGCTTACCCATTATAAGTGGCTGTATAATCATTGGACTGACCTTTTTGGGCGCCAACCTATTTACACCAAGTATTGGCGGGCTGGTTTTAATATATATGCTTTTTATGGTGGGATTGAGCTTTAGCTACAGTAACATCATGACCTATAGTTTGTCTCAATTACCTGCTGGGTTAGTAAATGATGGTAATTCGATTTATATGACGGTTCAAGCTTATTCAGGAGCAGTTGGAATTGCAATATCGTCCTCTATTGTTTCTTTATTGCAGAAACAACAAGGGAGTGTAATTTCAGGGACAAAATGGGGGTTAGCAATCAATTTCTTGATTTTGTTTTTTGTTGCCGTATTCACAATTTCTCTATGCTTGATAGCTTTACGAAATAAAGTAATTAAAGGAGATAAAGAGTAATGAGTTTAGATGATATAAAATCATTTTCTAAAGAAAATATGGCCTTTGATCCAACTGGGCATGATTTTCTTCATGCCCAAAGAGTGGCTAAGTTAGCTCAAAAAATATATACAGAAGATTTTAAAAAAGATGAAACTGATATTGGTCTGTATGTTGTGAAAGCAGCTAGCTATTTGCATGACACCATAGACGAAAAAGTCACTGCAGATAAAAAGAATAGACTGAGAGAAGTACGAATTATACTTAGCCATGAGAATATTGCAACTCCGGCTAGAGAAGACATTTTAGATATTATCCAACATATGTCATATTCTGACAACATTGAACACCATTACCAGCTTTCTAACGAAGGTAAATGTGTTCAGGACGCTGATAGACTTGATGCACTAGGTGCAATCGGCATAGCACGTGCATTTGCTTACGGCGGGCACGCTGGACAGGAAATATACGATCCCAAAATATCAGTGAAGGAAATCAAAACACACGATGATTATCGCCATCACAAAAGTACAACCATCAATCACTTTTATGAAAAGCTACTGAAATTAGCAAGTTCAATGAATACCAGAACGGGAAAGCAAGAAGCCAGTCGTCGAACAAAGTATATGCGTGATTTCTTATCTGAATTCCAAATGGAAACAGGTGTAAAAGATGAGACATAATGAGTATCTATTAGATAAATCGTATTTCGAAAAAGTCGCTGCGCTTTTTAATAAAGGGCAGTCTGATCCCCAAAAAATCCTTGTCGTAGAGCACGCCGTGATTAACAGTTTGGATTTTATAGACTATTTATGTGAACACTACGAAGTGTACTTTATACCCAAGCCCAAAAGTATTGATCGTAAAGTCCTTAAACATTTATCAAAGACTTGTACAATATTAGATGTTTCTAGGAAAGAATTAGCAGGCGTTGATACACCTAACTTGATAAAGGAAATTGTCGGACAGGACACGTTTGCAATTATTGATATTGGTGGGTATTTTGTACCAAGATTAAGTGACATTCAGAAACAGTTTAAAGGTCAATTGGTTAAAATAATCGAGGATACGGAAAATGGCTACCAAAAGTATGAAGATAAGCTGTCCAATAATTCAATATCAGTCCCAATACTATCAGTGGCAAGAAGTTCTTTAAAAATTGAGGAAGATTTTTTGGTTGGACATGAGATTGTAGTCAAATCCGAAATCTTTTTAGCAGATTATGGAACGACGCTTTTAGGCAAGAAAGTACTAGTTATTGGCTATGGTAAAGTTGGCTCCAGTATAGCGGGTAATTTAAGAAAACGTGGTGCAATAGTCATAGTTGCTGATAAAAGGGCAATACGATTAGCTAACGCATTAGCCCATGGGTACCAAATAACTAATGATATATATACTGAGCTAATTGACGTTGATATTGTGTATATAGCTAATGGAGAGAAGTCTATTGATACTCTTCAACTAAAAAAATTGGATTTGAAACATACTTTATATAGCTTTTCTGTAACTTCAGCGGACGATACTTTTAAAAATAGTCAAATGATCAACAAATTACCCCACTATGGACACAATGGTGGGTATAAAATTTTAAAAACTAAAAGCAATAGGACTGTTATTCTAGCAAATTCAGGAAACGCAATTAATTTCACATACTCTATATCAACATTAGCTTCCTACGTCCAATTAACACAGGCTGAAATGGCAGTTATACTACAAAAAGACATTTCAGGTGAAGAAAATCAGGGAATTGTTGAATTAAATGAAAACGACAGAGAAAAAATTGCTAAAGAATGGTTGGCAGAGATATTTGAAGTTGTTAAAAGTTGAATTAAATAAAAAAGCTTAAAGAATTATACAAATAAGCTCTGGTTGCTACCGACAAAGAGATTTTAAGCTGTTTTTAGTTGCTGCTAAACTTTGATCGTAGTATTAAACAAAAATACCTTATTAAGCGCAACTTTCACTGAAACAGTTGATAACAATATTAAGATGAAATTTGGTTTCCTCGTCAAAGTTTCTGTATAATAGATTAAGCAGGAAGTTTTCTACGTAAAGTCAAGTATATTAGGACTCTAAAGTTTTAATTTATGACATATTTGGCATTATTGCTTTAATTGAGGCGTTTTTTTCTAAATTAGGAGCATCACAAAGGGCTTCAAAGAAATTACTTCTTTGAAGTTAACTTAGGCTATAATGAACCTGATCAATTAATTACGACAAAAGTCTTTTTGATTATTGTTGGCTACGTTGTAATCATACATTTGATCAGTGATAATCAAAATATATATCGTTCTAAGCAGTTTATGGATTGAAGCAATGGCAATTTTCTTGAACCCCTTCGTTTGAGAAAATTGCTTTTTTCGTTCATAGTAATCTGCTATATGACATGGACTAGTCTTAGCCGCTAGATCGATTTGTCCAATTGCACGATAAAGAATCTTCCGCGCAACGGCATTGCCGTGCTTAGAAATCCTTAAACTAGAATCTTTTTCCCCTGATTGATATCTACCTGGATCAATACCAACAAAAGCATTTATCTTGTTTGGATTACTGAATCTTCTAATGTCGCCTAATTCGGCTAGAATTCGGACATCAGTTATTTCAGCGATACCAGGAATGCTCATTAAGATTTCTAGATCGCGATTAGGCAAAGTCTTAGCTAATTTAATCATTTCCTCTGATCTCCGCTCGCGATCAGCTGTAAGCCGTAATAATCTATTGGCGTAATAAACCACTTCATCACGCTCCGGGTCGTCTTGATCAACTGCTGGATAAGCTAAATCCGCGAGATGCTTAAGTTTAATAGCTAGTTTTTGAGCACGGTTAATACCATAACCTTTAAAATCTTTAATTTGCTTAGCGATGGTTGATACTTCAAGATTTCTAACATCTTGGCAGTGCGGAAAGAGCTCAACTAAATACCAGTAATTAACACCTCTAGAGTTATTGAAAATGGTTTCTAATTCTGGAAAAGTTAACTGTAAATATTTATGAAGTCGATTCTTGGAAGAAATAATATCGTGAGTTAATTCCTCATAAGCCCGACTTAAAGACTGCAATTGATGATAAACATCAGGCTCTTTTCGATTAGGTTGATGCTGATTTTGATCTTGAGCTAGTGCCAAATGGTAAGCATCATTACGATCGGTTTTATTGCGACGTAAGCCCTGATTAATTTCTTTCTTAGCCTTTAAAGGATTAAGAAGAACATAATCATAATCGTATTCATCTAAAAATCTAGTAATTCTGCGTGAATAAACTCCAGTTGCTTCTAAGATGATTTGTGGATGTTCGGCGTATTCTTTTAGATCTATCAACAGAGTTTTAAAGCCGATAGTATCGTTAGTGATCTTATATTCTCGTGTGGCGCCACTCTGAAGTACACAAACACTGGAATCACGACTACTTACATCTATGCCAAAGACAATGCTCATTTTTAAACCCTCCTAAATAGCTGTTAGTGGTTGGAACGTATTTACTAAGGTAATTATTTCTAATTTTCTAAACTGGACATCAAGTGTCGACATTCTTCGAAGAGAATACTAATTACTAAGTAAAACTGCCTGTTTTAAGGACGACGTCAAGCGTCTAAACTTCTTACGGCATATAGTTTCACCACTATTTAAAGTTTAGAACAAAACTAAAATAGTGAATCAACTATCCCGTCGGATAATCGATTCACTATAAAGCTTAGAATGTTTTAAGGGCGGTGGCTGTCTTTTCCCTTGCGAGGTGAGGCCCATGGGAACATGGAATAATCTTCAGGAAGGTTTCACAGTCAATGAGCGTCTTCCAGACACTCTCGTTGATGTTGCTGTTTGGCACGTTTTTAATCGCGCTCCTCAGCTATATCGACAAGCACCACAAATAAAAAAGCCGCCCTGCGTAACTTTGGCCAGTTACAGGGTAGCTTAATGCTGTCTTATTAACTTCGCCACCGCCTTTGAAGCGGCTTGCGTGGGAAGTCCTGTTTTCGGCGGGGCTTCCTTTTTCTGTCTCCATTATAGCATGTCCCTTAAAAACTGGCTAACGTTTTAGGCTTTGATCAGGTTCAGAATCTGGTTGTTTAATTTCTGGATTCTGTTTAGCAAATGCTTTCAGTTGTTTTTGAGTTCGATCACTAATTTCTTGGTGCACATCGTTTAACTGATTTTTTAATTGCGCTTTTTGTTGTGGACTAGTTGTTTGTTGAATTTGTTGTTGCAAGCCTTGATAGGACTTATTCAGTGACTGGGCTGCTAGCTTTTTTAAATCGTGCTCAGGTCCTTCTTGTGCTTCTTGCAAGCCTAATTATTTGGTTAAGCCATCGCTAAGCTCAATCACTTTGTTGCTAACTTGCTGGATTTCACTTAAAGCACTATGGATCACAGCTGTATCTTTAGCCCAGGTAGCCACATAACCGAGTGAATAGTTACTGGTATCAACGCCAATATTTTGCATGGCAACATATGCGACCGCTTCGGCCTGGGTTTCCTGATAGGCTCGTGGCCGATCTTTAAAGGCTGATTTTAAGCCGTGTAGCTGGCTATGCGCATATTCATGATATAACGTCTTCAATTTTAAAGCATTATCGGATTCATCACCACCAATAACAATTTCATTAGTGCTGGGTTGAAAATACCCTTAAAACCAGGTCATAGACTTGTTGCTGTAATTTAGGCAAGCTGGCTAGTTTCTCTTTCGTCGGCACGACTTTAGTCATAATAATGGCGTAGTGTTCTTCAACCTTCTTTCCATTAACATAGCGCTTATTCGGGGCGATATTGGTTAAAGCGACTGGCTTAGAGACTAACCCCAGATACTTAGGCAGATTAGCCCCTAAATAATCAAATTCTTCATCAGTGATATAAGCACAATCGGTGCGGGGATAACTGAGCAGTTTGTCTTCGTATAAACTCTGAATGGCCGCCAAAGTCTGGCTGGCACTGGCATGATAACGTTTATTCATGGCACTCTGGAGACTGGATAGTGAGAATAGTTGGGGACTAGCACGCTTTTTAGCCTGGTTTTGAATGCCCTTGATTAAACCAGCCTGTGAGCCTTTCTGAACGTGTTTAGCTTGCATGAATGCCATTAGCCCTGTTTCGTCTTTAAATCGCTGATAGGGGCCTAATTTTGCGACGAATTCTTGCTAATTAGCAAGAATTTCAGCATTTAGTTCAAAATAGGGTTTCGGATTAAAGGTTTTGTTTACCTGGTCTCTTTGATAGACCATACACAAGGCTGGCAGCTATACGTAACTAATCGAGCATACCAAATTTTTCTCAATATAAAATACATTATGGGCTACCATTCATACCAATTAACCAGTCGCTAATTTTGTGATTACAAGTGCATGCCCCCATCTTCATGCCGGTTTCGAGTTTGGTGTTGCCGTTGCTTTTTCGTCATTTCCCACTCAGTCTTCTTTAAACCTTGCGCCTGTCTTTGTCGTTGGTAATCTTCATCACGAGCATATAGAACAGTCATGATCGCGTCACTAAAGGCCGTCTTTAAGTAATAGTCTGGACTAACTGGCTTGTAATTTAGCGGTTGATAATGTCCAATATTTACTTTTCTATACTGGTCGTCCTTGGCTTGTTGCCCTTTTAACTGCTTTTGGATTTTCTCGATCTGACTGTTCTTAATCGTCGGATCGGCTTTGCATTCGCCAAAAAAGAGTTGTTTAGTGCCATCATGCTTTAAAACCCGTTGTAAGTGATGATTTTCTAACTGATCTAAGCTCAGCCGTCCCGATAAATAAGCTAGTCCTTGTTGATGTTCTTGGGGACTGAACACCTGTGGTGGATTTGCTTGCCACTGTTCAATTGTTTCAGCCTGACATGGCTTTAAAACAGGATCATAGTACATCACGGCTGTATAGGCTTGTTCCTGTTTAATCAATGGCAATCCATCTAAATCGCCTTTGGGAAAGGCCCTTTTTAATACTTCATGGTATTGCGTTTTAATGACTTGCTTAACGGCCATGATTGCCCGTAGGTCTTTGACTGCTCGAGTAATCTTTTGCTGCTCGGTTGGTGAATACTTTTCTAGTAGACCTTGATCAACGTGTTCTAAACTTTCTAAGCTATCATCATGAATCATCAGCGTATATTTAAGCTTGATTTTGACTTCCTTTTCTTGTTGCATTAATAACTTCCAGCCAACGTATGGCCGTTTGGTAAAGGTCAATAATTGTCGGGTCAATAAATCATCACGAATATTCATTAAACGTTCGTTTAATTCACTGCCTTTGAAAATCGTTTGTTCACTATTAGTTTCTTTAATCAATTCCCGTCGTTCAGCCGCGTTTGTCTGTTCAAAATCAAGCTCTGGATAAAGTTTTTTAGTCGTGCGATCAACTACTTTATTTAAGAGCTCATCTGCTTTTTTTAGTGAACTTTCTTGTTGGTTAATTGTCAATAATTGCTTAGTGACATCTTCACCAACAGCGTGCTTAATTAAGGTACTGTTTTTCCAATTAAATAGCATGCGCCGCTTATCATCTAAACTTTCCAAACTAATATAAGTTTTCAGTCCGTGGCTTAACTCTTTGACCACTTTTTTCTCGTTAAACGAGAAGTGTTTACTTAGGCTATCCAAGTGGCCTCGATTAACTACTTTCTCCTGCATATTTTTATAGCCAGCTTTGGACTTACGATAGTTCTTAACTTGTTGATTAAATGCCTTTCTTTCATGCCGTTTGCTATTGATTCCCTCGTGTTGCATTGGTGTGTCAGCTATTCCCTGTTCCACAAATGATTTTTCACTGATCCGATCCGGAATATTTTTTTGCTCTAAAGCCTGATTGACACTTGCCGCCCAATTGTGCCGCCATTCAGTTATTTTTTCTTTTTTATCCCAATCAACCAACCAAATTTTTCGGTTTCTCACATTCCCTGCAGGGGTCTTAGTTTTATTACCATGACTATCTAAAATGTATTTGGTTTTTGTTTTCTGTCCCCAAGTACCATCGGGGTTAAATGGGCGATTGGTTAACATCACGTGTGCGTGTGGATTATCTGGGTGATCACGATGAATCGCTACATCGGCTACCATGCCTTGATCAACAAAGTTTTCTTGCACGTATTTAGTTAATAATGTTTTTTGTTCATCTTCACTTAACTCAATTGGTAAAGCCACGTTAAACTCTTTTGCATACCTTGAGTTTGATTTACGATCTTTCTTTTCAACTTCATTCCATAATTGTTCTCGATTACTGGCCCATGCTGGTGCATTTTTTGGCGTCAAAATAAAGCTTTCTGGCATAACCGAGCGGGCATAAAAATAGTGGCGACCTTCCTTATCATCAAATAGCTTTTCACCACTTCGATAAGCGGCACTGGCAATCGCACTTCGTCCTTTACCAGCACTAATATTACTAAAACTCATGTGAAAAATTGCCATGTCGGTCACCACCTTTCTTTGGGTTTATGGGTTTGACTTTGTTGTCGCCATCGGCGACTTCTAATACAGGTTTTAATGGGTTTAGCACAACGTCATCAAAGATGACGTGTAAGTGCGCATTGACCTCGTTTCACTCGGTCTTCTGATTCTCTTAACTTTAATTTAGTGTATGCCTTCCGCTTCGCTATTTCAAATTTTATACTTTGACTTAACGTTTCTTATATGATATAGTTTCGGTGATTATTTCTAATATGATTGGAGGGATCGTTATGTCTCAAAGTAACTTAGAAAAACAAGAAGCTAAATTAAAAGCCCTCAATCAAAAAATTAAGGACGAAAAAAATAAGATTGAACAACGGCTAGGTAAACAAATCATCAGTCAAGCCAATTTAGATTATGCTAATTTGTCTAACGATCAGATTAAGCTTTTAGCCAAGCAATTTTCTGAATTTTTAAAGGTAAAGTCCGTAGATCATTAGCCATACGAGATGGGGAAATTCCATGTCTAATCAATATGAAAAACTAGTCGAGCAGCAAGCGCGTTTAAAACAAAAAATTGAGCGGGAAGATTTTAAATTACGGCAATCTAAATACTATGAAAATCGGCAAGCCCGCAAAGCCCGTTCTCGCCGACTAATTCAAAAAGGGGCTTTATTAGAAAAGTACTTTCAAGCTAATAACCTATCGGTCGAACAAACCGAAGAACTTTTAAAAACATTTGCTGACTATGTTAACACCCATAAACCGGATAAATTAAAAAACGATCAACCGGGACTGCTCCGAGTCAAGTAGACAGTTCAAATAATTAAAATAGCTATGCAGTTTTTAGAATGGCATGATTCCGAAATTCTTTCGGAGTCATGCCATTTAGTGTTTCTTGGCGACGCTTGTAGTTATACCAGTTAATACATTTTTCGATAAGTTGAACCATTTCTTCTCGATTTAATGCATGGTGAAAATTAAAGAACTCGGTCTTCATATGACTCCAGAAGCTTTCCATAGGACTGTTATCTCCAGGGGTTCCTGGACGCGACATACTATGCTTAACCCCATTGCTAGCTAGATGTTTGTTAAATACTCCAGATGTATAGCTTGATCCCTGATCTGAGTGTAAAACCGTTGGTTTTGCACCATTGCTTATTGCTAATGCCTTATCAAATGTTCGAGTCACCAAATCGGCTGTCTCAGTTTCTTCAATGTCCCAAGCAATGATACTGTGGTCGTTCAGGTCTTTAATCGCACTAAGTCTCAAACGTTCACTGAATTTCCAACCAAAACATAGCTCTGTACAATCAGTTACCCAGACCTGATTTGGCTTGTCTGGCTTAAAATTATGGCCTTCATCTGAAAGGAGGAGGTTATTGCTGATGTGCTCTTTCCGTTGAGCTTTTCGATCATGCTGTGCCACGCGAATTGAAGCCACGATACCATTTTCACGCATGATCCGGCGCATTTTTCCAGCACTAGTTCGATATGTTGTATCGCAATGAAGATTCATCATTAATCTTCGTACTCCAAGGGTATATTCGTTCTCCTCTTCAATAATTTTGACGTACTTTAATATCTCTTTATCTTCCAGAGCACGTTTGCTTGGGGTTCGGTGTATCCATTTGTAATATGCAGCACGTGAGACTTTCATAAAACGACACATAAAACTAATCCCATAAACTTGGTTTGTATCAGGGTTCACCGTAGTTGCTAAAGTTTGGATTGTTTCGTAGATGTGTGATGAGTGGCATCCAACCTTTCCAATTCTTGGAGTTTTTTTAGAACTGCATTCTCTGTCGATAAATGTTCAATTCGGGCCTTTAGACGCTTGACCTCCAGGTCACGCTTCTCGTTATCTGTAAGCTGGTCATGCACAGTCTTTCCCTTACCACGACGATCGACAAGGGCTTCTGGTCCACCTTGTTTAAACTTCCGAGTCCACGAGTAAACCTGACCATATGACACGTTGTACTTATTCATGGCGCGTGAGTAATCCATATCGTTTGCTATAATCCATTGAACAATTTCTACACGTTCCAGCTGGGTTGTTTTCCGACCATCTTTCACTTGTTTCACACTCCTAGTGGTGAGTTGTTTACCACTAGTATACTGATGAACCCATTGATAGATAGTACTAACGTTAGGAATATTATATTTATCGCATAATCGAGGATAAGAACTGTGTCCTTCTAGGTACTCCAGAACTATTTTTAATTTCAATTCACTTGGATACTTTCCCATGAGTCGATGCCGCAGGCCATCGATCCCCTGTAATCCATAACGCTTTACCCATCGGCTTACTTGACTATGTTCAACTCCATATTTTCTTTGAACGGCATTAGGAGCCATTCCCTGAGTAACTAGACCAATGTAAAACAACTTCTCTTTAATCGTATAGCGAGAACCTTTTCTGCCCATAGAAAAACTCCTCCTTAGGTAGGCAAGCTTTGATTATTTGCTTGTCTACCCAAAGAGGAGTATATCCACCTAATAACTAGGCCGATCGTTTTTATTTTCAGAATTGTTTTTTGGCTTAATTTCTGGATTGTTTTTAGCAAAGTCTTTTAACTGTTTTTGAATTCTTTGTGTAAGCTCTGCTTTATTTTCTTTGTGCTTCCTTTTACTTGATCGCTGTTGAATTATCTTTTGATCCTTACCTCTTCTTTTTGATTTTAGGGCAAGCGTAAAATCTGAAATTTTATTTTGATCTAGCTTACTTAAATGACCGATTTCTTTAAAGTTTAAACCGGCTTTGGGAAAGCGATAAATATTACCAAGATCGACCCAGGAAGGTTTCTTCAACCCAGCGGATTGCCAATCTTGAATCGGATAATATTGTTGCTTGATATAAGCCGACTTCTTTTCATACTGACTAGTAATTTTAAAAGCCTCGACCGTCTGTTCTGATACCCGACGAATTAAAACTGGCCGAGACTTGCCACCGTTAGTTTCTACAAAACTAACGTATAGGCTGACTAAGTCATTAGTCCTCATCTAGATCATTGAGCCAATCAGCGACTTCTTTGGCGTCTTTGAACTCTGTTACTGGTGTCCCTTCGGTCGCCTTTAAAAAGCGTAAATTAGCTTTTTCTTCTTCGCTTAAAGACGCATTAAAAGGTAAAGCACCATTAGCAACAATCCGCTTGTAAAACATGTTAATGGCCGTGGTTGGATTTAAGCCCAATTCGCTTAAAACTGCTTCGGTATCATCGGCCAAATCTTTATCAATCTTGACTTGGACCCGTTTTTTTTCCTTAACTGCCATGATTGTCTCATCCCCTTTCTTTTGCTACTACCATTATACTACCTTTTAAGTACCTTATCAATAGATAAAGCCCTGGCCTCAAATCACTTGAGCTTGGCGTTGAGCTAAAGGCTGAACTTTTGAGCTGGTTAGCTCTGGCACTCATTTAAAAGCCCCTATTCTTCTGTTTAAGACATTTAAATCTAACTTAAGTATAAAGGGGGAGGTCGGCAAGCCTTAAAACTGCTTAGAAAGGATTTTGTAGCCTTTTAGGATTAGTAGTACAACCCACTGTTGTCGTTGTCGGCCGGCTTTTCTTCTTCGGGGTGTTTGGCCACGTATTCTCTAGCCGCTTGTTTATTCCACCAAACAGCAAATAGTACGACACCAAAAACTAAGCAGTATTCATCATGTTACAGCACCCAAGTAAAAGCTACAAAGATAAAAACATTCATCCTCAAAATATGTAACCTAGAAAAAAGGCCTCCAGTGTTAAACCGGGAGCCTTTTTTAGTATACCAATTTCTACTTCACACAAGGCGGCTTATCCCAAGTAACCTCATCACGCCCTGGCACTTCCACATTCCGTTATTTTATCTTTGTGAACTTGCCCAAAAAAGAAGTGGTATAGGTTACAGATTGGCCTTAATTGGGGAAAATGAGTTTGTGAAATTCACTGGGATTACTCCTAGACCATTCCCTTAAATTCAACTGTCTCATTCTTTGTATTAACCAAAAACTTACCAACACTCCCCTGATACTTCACGGATACTTTAAAAGAATACTTGTAATTTACCCGAGTATATCGAATACTACTAATTCTCCCCTGATACCCTTGCTTACGCAAAACTCTTTTTACTTGATCTCTCTGCTGATTTGTAATTCTTGCAGAACTCCGATAGATTGTCTTCTTAACGATCACATCTGGATTCAATGGAACAATGTAATCCTTACATTCCAACAATTCCACCAACTTTCTTTTTTTCTTTGGAATTTGACTTGACGGGTTACGGTTTTCCATTCAGTTTAGAGGGAGTGACGTTTTGAGCGCAGAATTGTTCCCTGGAATCAGCTATTTGGAATAACTGAACCAGAGTACAATTCTACTACTAAAAGTTTCCCCTTAGTTCGTCGGTCGTTAACGCCCGTCGCTTGTCTGTACAATTGCGGTATTGCTACCACCACTCATTATAAACCTACGTTTTCGGTTTAACCTACTAAAAAACGCCCTAGTAGGCGTTGGCAATACGTATTTATGTTTGTTCGATCACCAACTAATCAGTGGCACCAAGCCGAAGCTTCGTTTTACCACCCGCGCCGTTAATGGTCGCGCTCACCATTCACCACCCAGCCGTACAGATGACCTTGTTGTGGTATAGCCAGACTTATTGAAGTCGCACTGGCAAACGTGTCCCCTTGGATTTAGACCCCAGCTTGTCCCCTAGGGCTTTAAAAATCGCACCGGCCATGATATAATAGTCAGTAAATGAGTTGACTTTTGTGTGGCGCTCACCGATGCCAGTCGGTGGGTGTTTTTTTTTATGCAGTTTTTTAGGTATTACTTCTTTTGAACTACTGACAGTGTCCCCCATGATTCACAGTTAGTACAGCAAACGGTGGAAATAATGTTAAAAACACATCATATAATAGGACTGTCAATATCAATGATTATAGCCCTTTCATAGGATATCTGTCAACAATTATATTTAATTTCCCTTTTTCCCTTTATCTATTTATCCCTAAATAGAATTATCCCTAAATAGAAATATCCCTAAATCCCTTTTTCTATTTAGGGATATTTTTAATTCCCATTATAACAGTGTTCTCAGTCGATAAGTATCCCTTTTTCCCTTTATCCCAATTTCTATATATCCTTAATTCTATATATCTAAATAACTATTTAGGGAAATTTCCCTTTCACTATTAAATTGTGGTATACTAATTAAAAATCAATTGGAGGTCGTTGTTATGGATATTCCAGACGTAGTAAAGGCTATACAGTCTCGTGATGAGGCATTAACCATTGTGATTGGTAATCAAAAGGGTGGCGTGGGAAAAACAACTAACACGTATCTCATCGCTTATACCTTAGCTAAAATGGGAATACATACGTTGGTTGCAGACTTAGACCCACAAGCCAACGCCACTAAAACACTAATGTTAACGAAAAGTCAGCAGGAAGATACCGTGTACTCAATTAAAAAAACTCTGATGGTAGGCGTACAGGAGAAAGATCTAACAGACTTACCAGTTAAGATAATGGATAACCTTGACCTAATTCCTTCATATATTGATTTCCAAGATTTCACGAAATATTTATATCAGAATACGAATAATGAGTACGAAGAAACACATCTGTTGGAGCCCTTGTTTAATCCATTGAAGAAGAAATATGATGTAATTCTGTTGGATGTGCCACCATTTAGTATTGAGATTACCCGTAATGCTGTTATCTTCTCAGACTTTGCACTTATCAGCTTGCAAACACACGATGATAGTCTATCCGGTGCAGAAGAGTATGTGAATACCCTTTCTAAACTTCAGCAAGAGTATCAGCTAGATATAGAGGTAATTGGTATCTTGCCAATGCTTCACGATGCCCGTAACGGTGTCGATCAGACAATCATACAATCTGCTAAGGATGAGTTTGGAGAAGAAAATGTATTCACAAATATTGTTACTCAAATGGCCCGGATTAAACGATTCCCAATTAATGGAATTACCGATAAGGACCGCTTCGATAAGCGAGTGTTAGACAAGTACCAGCAAGTTACCGATGAGTTATTAAGCCGGATTGGCTTATTTATAGATGATAAGGAGGCCAAGTAAGATGCCAAGTAAAAAGCCTAATATTCTTCAACGAAGGGTTACCGGAGCGGTAAAGCCATCAGAAGAGTACCATGCAACAGATAATGCTACGAAAAAAGAGAATAAATCTTCCTCTATGCCAAAAAATCAGAAAAAATCCCTTAAGGTATCCGCAGAGACTTACAAGGATATGAAAGTCCTGAAGACAATTGAACATGTTAGCTTCGACTACGAGATTATCCAGCTTCTTATTGACCAGTATTACAAGGATATGACCGAGGAACAACAGCGCAGGTATACCGTATTGCGGGAGAATATGTAAGCAGTGCTACATTAAAATAAAAGGGTAGATTGCAAATTTAATCCGAATTTTTGGACAAATTTGTCAGTATAACCTGATACGGTGTTTGCCAGTCGAGTATTTTAAGCGGTCGCTGGTTAATTTGGAGTAACGTCGTCGTTAAATCTTGAGCACTAATGTGCTCAAAACGAGTCCCTTTAGGATAAAAATAACGTAAATTCCGATTAAAGCGTTCATTACTACCACGTTCAGCTGGCGTATAAGCATGGCAGTAATAGGTCTTAATACCATATTGTGATTCAAGTGATACTAGCCCACTAAACTCAGTGCCACGGTCCACAGTAAAGCTGTGCACCGGACCATTAAAAGTGGTTAGGAACTTAGTTAGGGCTTCATTAACAGTCGCTGTCGTCCGATCTTTTAACCGGTATGCCCAAAGGAACCGTGATTGGCGATCGATTAAAGTTAATAAAACTGCCTTACTATGCCCACGAGGACCAACGACTGTATCTAGTTCAAAATCGCCGATGCGCTTACGTTGATTAATCATCATGGGACGCTGTTCAATTGATCGCCCCAAAGATTGATTATATTTGGATCGTTGGTCAACGTTACGCCGTTGGCGTACGCCATGTTCAGGTAGATCATTCAAGGAGAAACCAATTCTCCCCTGATTTAGCCAATTATAAATAGATTTAGTAGCTAGTTTAAATTCGTGAGCAATCATTCCTGGTGACCAGCTTAGACGTAAATGGTTGAGAATTTTTTGCTTTAACTCATCGCTCAGCTTAGTTTTCCGACCACATCGTGATCGCTTGTATTCGGCATCTGTTTGTGCTAATTCAGCCTGATAAGGTTGACATCGAGATAATTCATAAGAAATTGTTGACGGTGATCGGTTCAGCCGAACGCCCATTTGGATATTGGACAGCCCTAGTTCACAAAAGGTTTCGATTTTAATTCGTTCGGAATAGGTTATACTAGACAAAAGATCAGCTCCTAAAAGATGGGTTTGTGGTAAACACCATTTTAAAGGAAGCTGATCTTTTTTGTCCGAACAGCGTTCGGATTAATTTTACAATCTACCATTTGTGATCAGCCTTTCTTTTGAGTGTCAAAATCAAAAGAAAGGCTGATCACAAATGACCTATACTCATCTTACTATAGACGAACTTGCCACAATTTATTCTTTTTGGAAACTCGGTAAAAAGGCTTATCTAGTGGCCCCAGCGCTCCATCGGAGTGCTGAAACTGTGTATCGTATTTATCGGTTTCTTGACGCTGGCGGTACGATTATTGATTACCAATGCCACTATCGAAAGCATAAACAACATTGTGGGCGTAAACCAATTCAACTACGCCCTGATGAACTGGCCTATATTCAAGCCAAAACTCAAGCTGGTTGGCAACCAGATACCATTATTAATCGCCAAGAACGGGCTTTCAGCTGTGGGGTTCGAACCCTTTACCGCCTTTTCAAACGCGGTGTTTTGGGGTTGTCGACCAAAGATTTACCGATGCACGGCAAACGGCACCCTAATGGTTACATTGAACGCCGTGGGAAAGCGGGTCAATTGGGCAGGGATTTAAAGAATCGTTATCAGGACTATCCTAATTTTAATCAAGAATTCGGCCATTTAGAAGGTGACACGGTTCAAGGTAAAAACCATCAGGGTGCGGTAACCACGCTGGTTGAACGACAAACTAAGGTCGCAATTGTGCTGAATTCGCATACCAAGTCGGCACACGATGTCAATCGTAGTTTAGCAGGATGGCTTTCGAAGCTGCCACGACACCTATTTAAGTCAATTACGTTTGACAATGGTAAGGAGTTCGCCGGTTGGCGAACCATTGCTAACCAATTTGATTTAAATATTTACTTTGCCGCTGTCGGAGCACCCAATCAACGTGGTTTAAATGAGAACACCAATGGTCTGCTGCGTAAAGATGGTTTACGTCACAATCTTATTATGGACCAGCTATCAGATGGATTTGTTCAAGCAGTTGCCAGTCGACGAAACCACATCCCACGAAAAAGTTTGGGTTACCAGACACCTCTGGAAGCATTCATCAGTCAGATTACAGATGAACAGTTAAAAAATTTCTAACTTAATTTGACAATTCGGGAGATTAAAAACACTGCTTTTGGCTTCCGTAATTGGGAGAACTTTGTCAACCGTATTAAGATTCAACGCCAATGGCTTCACCCAGCACGTCAAACTGTGACGGTATAAAAAAGTACCTAGACCAATTAAGCTCCAGATACTTCATAAGGATTCCATCAACTTCACATGACAAATAACAAAAAAACTGGCATTGGTGTGGTCCAATGCCAGAAATTTTACAGCCAATATCATTTGTTTTTTAGATCATCAACAGTATTAATATTCTTCATATATTTGGGAACTGCCAACCCTGTTTGAGCACCCTTCAAATTTTTGCGCAATTGAACATACTTACCTTTGTACTTCTTGGCATACAAGCCATGGGTAACTGGTAACTCAGCAGTCACGGAAGCGTCAGAACTACCATTAGCTATCGAATTCCACATAACTCCCACGTCTAACTGTTGCATTGTAGCTTTATATCCTTTTTGCTTCAACAAAGTCGTTACTAAAGTGGTTGTCGCAATTTCATAGTCATATGGTGTATAAACTAATTTAATTTTTTTGCCATGACCGTTTGGCACCCCCGCTGTCCATGCTTTGACTTGTTTAGGATGGTTTTTAATAAACTGATTGACAGCTTTTTGCTTATTCATGCCACCGTTTATGTTCAGCATTACTGGATTTGACATTGAAATTGTCCAATGGAAATTCTTTAGTAACTTAGTAGCACCTGGATTATCTTTTTCCAACCCTTTACGTGTAATGGTGCGCATTGATTCACCATTACCATAAACATGTTTTGGATCTTTTAAAAATTTCAACGAATATTTAGCAACCATCCAGTGTGGCTGCCAGCCAGTAACAACGATAGGCTGTTTATTTTTAACTGCCTTGGATAACGTGCTAATCATCGCAGCTGTAGAACTTGGCATGATCTGCCAGTTAGCCTGTTTCAACTTATATTTTGACAACAATGTTTGTGTATTAGCCATTACACCCGCACCAGCTTCGATCCCTGTAATCGTATAATTGATTTGCGGTCCTAACTTTTTATGTGAGTCGTATTCAGCTGGTTTAGCACAAGCACTAACTATGGCTGTCAAACATATAATCACTGTGGCCATTTGCAAATAACGGAGAATTCTTTTCTTCAAACTAATCATTCCCCCTTTATTTGGATGTTTTGTTGAACGATTGTGTGATTCGATCCAAAATAATAGCTACAATAACCACAGCAATTCCTGCGGCAAATCCTGCCCCGGCATCATTACGCCCCACAGCAAAGTAAACCTGAGTTCCTAAACCAAGGGCGCCAATCATTGATGCAATCACGACCATTGAAAGTCCAAGCATCATCGTTTGATTAATTCCGGACATTATTGTTGTTTTTGCTAGTGGTAACTGTAATTTGATTAGCTTTTGCCAGCTGGTCGAGCCAAAGGAATCCGCTACCTCGATCAAGTCACTTGGCACCTGCCGGATTCCCAAGTTTGTCATTCGCACTGTCGGTGGCGTCGCAAAAATCACTGAAGCCAACACCCCCGGTACCATCCCGATACCAAAAAATGAAACGGCCGGTATTAGATAAACAAACGCTGGCAAGGTCTGCATGAAGTCAAGAATTGGTTTGATTACGATCTCAGCTCTTGAACTTTTTGCCATCCAAATTCCAAGTGGAATCCCAACAACGATTGCAATCAAACTAGACGACAAAACTAACGTCAAGGTCTGGGTCATATCACGCCAGTATCCTAAGTTCCAGATCAATAACAGCCCCAAAACTTCAAACACCATGAAACTAATTTTCTTTTGTCCTCGTTTAACCCAGTACGTGAGTGCTAAGACCACCAAGATAAAGACCCATTGCGGCAAGAAGTCAAAAGCCCATTGAATACCGTCAATGATTACCTGGAAAAAGATCGTCACACTATTAAAAAATCCGGTAAATTGACTCAGCCAGTCAACACCTGAGTTGATCCAATCCGCTAAAGGTATTTGTCCAATATTCATTAAGCACTCACCTCTTCCCCAGCGATAGCCGCCAAAACAGAACTCCGTAGAATGATGCCTAGTAGATGATCGTCATCATCCAACACGACATAAGGAATTGCTGCCTTCGAAATATCGTTAATCAATGCATTGATTGGCATATCCACACTTGTCTTAGGCACGTCTGTCCTAAGAACTGACTTCAGGTCTTCACTGCCCTTCTTAATCAGATCCGAAACATCATGCGCATCGGCAAAACCCACGAATTTGTTGTCATTATCAACCACGTATATTGAAGAGATATCGTTGGCTCGCATTCTCCGCAAAGCCACCCGTGGTCCAGCCTTTCCAATATTAACCACCTGGGCCTGCGTCATTACACTACTTGCCGTCAGGACCTTTGTCCGGTCGACCCCTTCGATGAAGCGTTCTACGTAATCATTAGCCGGGTGAGTCAAAATATCTTCCGGATTATCAATTTGTTCGATATGGCCATCACGCATGATCATAATCCTATCCCCTAATTTCAAAGCTTCGTTCAGGTCATGGCCAATAAAAATGATCGTTTTATGCATTTTTTCTTGAATTTGCAATAACAAATCCTGCATTTCTTTCCGATATAACGGATCCAAGGCCGAAAATGCCTCGTCCATCAACAGAATCTCGGCATCATTGGCCAAAGCGCGCGCGAGACCAACCCGCTGCTGCATCCCGCCTGATAACTGATCTGGATATTGGTCGTCATACCCGGTCAAGCCGACTAGTGTCAATGCTTCATGAGCTTTCCTGTTTCGTACATCTAACGGAAACTTTTTAAGCTCCAATCCATAAGCCGCATTTTGTAATACGGACTTATGCGGAAACAAGGCAAAATTTTGAAAAACCATGCCGATCTTATCTTGGCGCAAGTGACGTAATTCTTCCTTACTGAGGCCCATCACACCTTGTTCATCGATTTCAATATCCCCATCAGTCGAATTTATCAAGCGGTTGATCATTCGGATAATCGTAGACTTTCCACTTCCAGACAGCCCCATGATTACAAACAGTTCACCTTCATTAACAGCAAAACTAGCTTGATTAACTCCAACAGTACAACCTGTCTGCGAAAGGATCTCTGCTTTAGACTTTCCCTCACGCAACAATTTTTTGCTAGAGATATTTGCTTTCCAAAAATCTTAGTTACATTTTTAACTTTAACTTTTTCTACCAACATACACCTCCATGTATTAGCATGTTACCCAGATTATTATTCATAAGGAATAATAATCTGGGTAACATGCGCCACGCGCTTGGGTAGACATGGTGTATAACGCTATGAATGAGTCAAAATAAAATTTACATTTTTTATATTCACCAATTTGTTCTAAACCAAGAAATTAGCACCATATCCAACCAATTTCATCTTACTCAACCTTCATAAGGCGTTCAAAAACTTCTTGGTTACCTAAAAGTACTATAATCCACTATATCAAAATTTTGATTTTTTTAAAAGTCTCCAGCTTTAGAACGTGATTAGAATTTTTTTAATAGGGCGAATTTACAATTGAAATGCAACACAAAGTAAAAAAATAAACCCATACCGGGTAGAATATGTTTAACGACCAAATCAAACAATTCGAGGTATCCGGTATGAGCTATAAACATCTTACTATAAAAGAACGTGAAATACTTATGTTTTTACGAACTAAGGGGTTATCTATCCGGGCTGTTGCGTTACGGCTGGGGCGAAATCCAAGCACTATTTCACGGGAGTTAAAACGTTGTGCAGGTAATTATTCCCCAAGCAAAGCAGATAATGACTATCATCAAAAGCGGCAGAATTGTCACAAGAAGCGGCTATTAGACAGCCATCCACAATTACGCCGTCAAATTGTTCATTACATCTTAGATCTGCACTGGTCACCAGAGCAGATTACCGCTCTCTTTAATAAGGAACATCAATGGTGTGTTAGCTACAACACAATTTACCGTCATATCTATCAACACAATTTAGGTGAGAAGTACTCCTCACGTGGTGATACCGGTATTCAGCGCCATCTCAGACATAAACATCGGACTCGGCATTCAAAGAATACTAGACGACATCGAGAAGTACAGACCGACTATATCTCGATCCATGAGCGCCCTGGTTTTATCAACCAGCGTCAACGTATAGGTGACTGGGAAATTGATACTGTGATTGGTCGAACGGGTCACTCCATCCTTTAACGGTTGTCGATCGGCTTAGTCGGCTTACGCTTATCAAAAAGGTTGTGCAAAAGGACTTGCAGGAGATAAATAAAGGCTTAGTTGAAACTGTTAGGGGCCATTCCTAAAGAATTTGTTCATTCTATTACACCAGATCATGGGACCGAATTTCTTCATCTTGATGAAATCAGCGAAAGGTTAGGTGTTACTGTCTATTGGCCCGATCCATATTCGCCTGAACAGCGTGGAACAAATGAGAATACAAATGGATTAATCCGGGAATATTTTCCCAAGCGAACAGATATTGATAATTATACAGAACAGGACGTTGAACACTGCCAAAAGCAGTTAAATCAACGTCCTCGCAAAGTGTTAAACTATGAAACCCCATATGAAGTATTTTTTGACAAACCGTTGCACTTAGTTTGACAATTCGCCATATATAATTAAGCAATGCACCTTAAAAATCGCTTAGAAGACGTTTTAAAGGGTCTATACGGTGTGCTGTGTTGTGGTGTGTGATTGCTTGGTGTTGAACGTATAGATTTAGATACTATTTGGTCGTGAAATATTTATCCCGCTACTTTTATTCTAGTAATGTTGATACAATCTACCAAATATTACAATTCATTACAAAAACGGCCTTATATACAAGCACCCCCTAAAAACGTAATGTTCTGATTATTGCACTGCAACACTCACTAGTTATACTAGTCACTGTTGATTGTTGAACAATCAACTGCTCGACCAATAGAAAATATATGTAAATAATCGAACACACGCAAATTATAGGAGAGTGTTATTATTTATTATGAAGATCAAAAACCTTGTATTATCATCAACTGCTGCATTAGCTTTATCGCTATCTCAACAACGTTGCCAACGCTGATACTTATACTGTTAAGGCCGCGATACTGTTTCAGCAATTGGCCCAAGCTCACAACACTTCAGTTTCAGCCATTGAAAAAGGCAAACAAGTTAGCTAATGTTAACTTAATCTTCATTGGTGATAAGCTTGAAGTCAATGGTACTACTACAAACAACCACGACTTCTGCTGCTACAAGTGCTGCACACAATCAGCAACTACCAAGCTACTTCTTCAGCTGCTTCAACAACCTCAACGACTTCAACACAGACGACTCAACAAACGACCACGACACAATCATCAGCTCAGACTAGTCAAACTCAAGCTCAACCGAGCCAAGCTAGCCAGACCCAATCAAGTCAAACACAAACTAGCAAACCTGCTGCTCAGACGACGACTCAAACTAGTTCAACATCAAACTATAGCAACAATGGTTCTGATAGTGCTGCTAAGGCTTGGATTGCTGGTAAAGAATCTGGTGGTTCATATTCTGCTCGTAACGGTCAATACATCGGTAAGTACCAATTAAGTGCTTCATACTTAAACGGTGACTACTCCGCTGCCAACCAAGAACGTGTTGCTAACAGTTATGTTGCTTCACGTTATGGTTCATGGAGCAACGCCAAGAGTCACTGGCTTGCTAATGCTGGTACTAAAAAGCCACTCTAAATTAATAAACAAATGCAAAGTTGCGGATCATTTCTGATTCGCAATCTTTTTTATACTATATTAAATCTGTGCTGAAGCACGTGTGTCCCCCACCAATACCCATTATAAAGTTACTCAGTTNTACGAAAAAACCCTCAAAAGACAGCAATGATAGATATGTAATTGACGATAGTGTTGTCAATGCTATTCGTAAATACTATGCAAACAGTAACACCAAGGCTAAACAAGAAAAAGCGTCACCAATTGACGATAAAGTTCTTGATATAATGCGACGTCAACTAGACGAAAAGGATAGACAAATTGAAAAGCTAACTCAATTACTTAACCAGCAACAACAACTTAATTTGTCTACTAACCGTCAAAACGAAAAACTACTTGGTACCACTACGAACAACCCCCTCTCACAGGACGATATCCCCTTAAAAGCGACGATACAGACGTTTTAAAGCCTACCGAGGGTAATTATAAGGGAGTAGACACTAAGACGCCTAAAAGGGGCTTGTTTGGTTGGTTAAGACGTTAAAAATACCCCTTTGTCATATTATCGGCAAAGGGGTATAATACTGTTTGTAACTAGATTAAATAGACAAAAAAATTCCCTCGGAGCCTAAACCGGGGGAACACAATAACTTCATCAAGTTTATGTGTTCATTTTACCTACTATTGTAAGATTTTTCAAGTAGGTAGAGTTGAATTTTTCTGGATCACGGGGAGCCAAGCCTCGTTACTAGAGTGGCAACATTCTAGCCAAGCCAACTAATCTTACCTTTCGAGGACTGACAGCCGGTTAGCGGAGCTAATGAAACAAGTCGACAGGTCAAGTGAGAGCCGCCGCTATAAACTCCCACTAGGAATTAACCTATACTTGTATTTAGGTTGGTTCCGAACGGTGGCCCCACGCACGGGCGGGCCGGTAAAGCAGTACGAAAGTACAGGGCTATTACGCAAGGCCAGTGATCCAAACAACTAAAAATAAATGATTGCTGGCACCTATAAAGGGTGCTTTTTTTATAGGCTAAATTAGTTAGGCTAATCTACAAGCGCAATAGTAACAATACAAGTGTTTTTACGTGACGGTGATTCGTGACGAACAACAAAAAGTTTTCTTCTTCGCAAAACAAGGGGAAAACTATATCCCGCTCAGGTTCAAGCGTTCTGAACAGCAAAGGGCAAGTGCACTAAACTGGTTTGACCTTGAGGGTTAAGAGCACGTGATTGCGTGCAGATAGGTTAGACTAGGGTGTTATTAATGTACTAGCCGTCACGTAGACCACAAGACGTTAAGAACTAACTACTAACGACAGACACACTATCAATATTATATAGTCTCGGCCAGGCGGTTTCTAAGCCGACATATTTCGGACAATTATAAATAGAACGTCCTATCACAAAGTAACTTACATACGTAGAATAATACAATTTCACAAGTGTAAAATAATGGATATATTAACATTTACAATTTACTCTATTTTCACAAAGTATCGTTATCGCATGATATTGGTAAATATATAGCCTTATATCGTTGATATAACAACGTTTTTAACACTTCACAAAGTTTAGCTTTGAATACTAAGCGTTATGTTAACTAGCATAAAATAGTGCTATAATGAAAACTGACTCTAGTGGTTGCAACTAACGTTAATAATGCTATACTACGTTTGTGCTGTATGACATGACATTGCACACTACTTTCAGTAACATACCGCAAAATAAAAAGGGTCACCCTTAACTGGATAGGCCTTTTTACTATGTCAATTTTAATGTTATTATAATAATATGTGCTATCTATATTATCTTGGGGGAGCGGCTATCTGTTTAGGTAGTCGCTTTTTAATATTGCAATTTAATTAGAATGATCTAAAATAAAGTTGTCCCATTAGTCGGGACTCATGGTATTCCGTTTCGAAGTGACAACTTCTTAGTGAGCACTTACCCGGGTGTTCACTTTTTTAGTATTGCACCAAGTTTGCATAGTGCTATAATCATGCTTGTGTCTCCGACATGACACAAACACCTACTTCATAATAGTGTGACGATTCTAGCAAAATCATAAAGGCCCGTCATTAATTTGATAGGCCTTTTTGTGTGCTAACAAGCAACCTAAGCAACTTTATACGCTAAAAGGTGTAAAAACTAGTTAAAAGCTGTCAATTCCTTATGCTCCCACGTTTTGCTCGTCCGCTACCATTGACAGCAAACAGTTAGTTTTTTTTGAATCTTAACAAGAATCTAACTGCTATATTCGTTTTTAAGGGCCTTATTTCTCGTTTCTAGTGATTTTGAGACTGTCTATATATAAATTTATACCAAAGCAAAAATAAAAAGCCCTTAGCAGGCTTTTAGAGGGCTAAATAACGAAGCCAGGACGATTAATAATATCTTCTTGTCTTTTTTGCAAAACATAAGTATACAGGGAATCATACAAATTCTTTTTGATCTCGTCAGGTTCATTGAAAGAAGCTTCAAACAATTCTTGAATATCAACTTGCCAAGGATCAGCAAGCATTTCATCAATTGGTTTTAATACTTTCTTTTCGTCCATCTTAATGACTCCTAACATCAAAATAATGCTTTCAGTTTAAATTCACAGATCTTACAGCACCGTTATTCAAAATTTGTTACCAAGCTTATAAAGATTATCTGCACAAAGCAATTAAACAATTTTGGCTTTAAAACAGCGTAATCTGCAACACTTTTTAAGTATTTAAAACATAACAATCTTAGTTTAGGTGCAAACAAATGCTCAATTAAATAACGAGAAAAATTGATTGTATGGTTATCAGCAGACCGAGTGAAACGAGGTCAATGCGCACTTACACATAGAATTTATTCTATGTTGTGCTAGGCCCATTTAAAATCCTGTATCAGAAGTCGCCGTTGGCGACAACAAAATCAAACCAATTTACCCAAAATCAATTTGTTCAACATGTTTTCTGTACTTGCTTGATCCAAGCCCAAATAAGCTAAAGTCATTGATTCACTTGAGTGATTTAGTAAGTGCATTACTAGGTCAATATTGTAATTAGATTGCGTGTAAACGCGATAAGCCCCGGTTTTGCGCATCGTATGAGTACCTAGATAATTAATTCCTAACAGATTGCCAACTTTACTCATAATTTTGTAGAACTGTTTTTCAGTGATATGGCGTTCTGGGTGTTGACTGGAAGGAAAGAGCCATTCAGATTCAAGCTTATGATCAAGCAGCCATTGACGATACAATAAGAGCTCTGTTTGAACTGGTTTAAGATACAAGGTATTAGGCTTACCCGTTTTTCGGTCGTGAATGAGCGCATTTTGTTTAATAGAACCGTCCGGATTAAAAATATCGGTTTGTTTTAAGCGCATGACATCACTGACTCGCAACAGTGTCGCTTTGCCAACTTGAAAAACTGTATAGTTACGCCGGCCAGCTTTAAAGTTGTTGAGTAAGGTATCTTGAACCTCCTTGAGAACATTTGAATCTTTGATGGGTAAGACAACTTGTTGCATGTAAATGACCTCCAGTAAGAATATTTGCATTACGTATCTACATGGGATATACTTGGCTTGCAATAATAATTTAGGAGGGGAAAATATGGAACTTATTAAAGAACAAACACGCTTAGCAAAGTGGGGAAACTCGAAAGCTGCTAGAATTCCTAGCCAAATTATTAAACAACTGAAATTAGATGATAACCAAGATATGACAATAACCATTGAAAATGGATCAATTGTTTTAACACCAATAAAAAAGAACCCAACCAATATTCACGAACTATTTAAGGATTGGCAAGATGACGGGAAAAGGATCACGAGCTTGATTGGGGAAAGTCAGAAGGTAATGAACTTCAATGGTAAGCCAAGGTGATATATTTTATGTTAACTTTAATCCAAGCCGTGGTCATGAACAGATGAATAAGCGACCAGCGATTGCGCTAAGCAATGATCTAGTCTGTCAGACAAGTAACATGACGATTGTGGCTCCAATTAGCAGTACCAAGCGTAATTTTCCAATGTATCATCGACTAACTAGTAGTCAAACAGTATATGGAAAAGTATTATTAGATCAAACCATAGCCTTAGATTTACGGGCAAGACATGTCACTGATGAAACTATTGTCGATCATGTATCGCGTGAAGAACTAGAAGAAATAATCACTTTGTACAAATTATTGTTTAGTATTGATGACAAATAGAAGAAGTTGTTTTTGGCATATAATGACAAATAACCCCCAATATCTACATTATAGATATTGGGGGTTATTCTTTCAACGTTTTCGAGGGGCGATTTGTAAGTTATAGGCCCTAAAATGCAACACATAGTTTTCTATACTAGCTTCTCAATGGCCCTTTGTGTTTTTGTATTTTCTTGGCCTGGTGCAATTTATATCTTTTTTCTTGATCCAAGATCTTCTTAGTACGTCTATTATGTTGTCGAGTTACTTTTTGACATTCCAACTGTTTTTGGAGTGTTTGTTGTGCTTTAGTACCGACACCATACTGAATACTCTTTCTAGCTAACCTTTGAAGACGCTTAGGATTGATTTTTCGTTCAGAAACAGACGAAGCACAAACAGTTTGTTTGAAAAAGATAATTCTATTCCAATGATGAATAACCAGATCGTAAATCAAAGTTAATTTAGGTTCTGAAGGACCTAAGTTAATTTGGCTAACTTCATAAGTGGAATTAAAGCGTCTTTCGAAAATAGCTTTGTAAAACGGTGGTTCATAGACAATTGTTAATGATCCCTTGATAGTAGACATCAAACATCCTCCTTAAAATTAATTAAGAAAGATGGACAACCAAGGAGGCAGGTTACTGATAGCTTCGCTATGTTCGGACTACCAACCGAACTGTGTTTTTACTTTCTACTGCTAGTTTAACTCAAATACCCCATTCAGAATAGTTTGCTTAAAACTCTGAATGGAATATTTGGTAATTATAGTTCCTAAAGGTTTCTTAACTAAAGACAGCGATAATCATTTTGGTGACTAAATAAATAATTGCAATTACCATCATCCAACCAGTACTGCGCATAAATTCCCAGACATTAGTTTGTGCCTTTGCGTTTTTGGTAATAACTATGCTTTTTTTTAGTGAATCATCGCCTTTGATCAAACTATCTAAGGTAATGTCGAATAAATTGCTGATTTGCACTAAACGATCAATATCGGGATAAGTACTTCCGACTTCCCACTTAGAAATGGCCTGACGAGAAACATTAAGCGTTTCTGCAAGATAATCTTGTGTCCACTGCCTTTTTTCTCGTTCTTCTTTTATCCTTTGCCCTAAAATCATAAACGTAACCTCACTTTCAATAGATTAATTATCATATTGAAGCGAGAAAAAAGCACGCTAATTATTAGCGCACTAAAAGCAACTACTGGTTGCGAAGAATATTCTGGTGTAAATAGGGGGCTAAATGATAGTTATAGACCCTAACAGGGAAACAAGATTTATTTAAGAACTTTTCTCAAACGTATCATGTCCCTTAAAACAAGACCATTTTCAGTAATTTCTTTATCATAGTGAATTGTAAAGAAATTTTGATCAACACCAACAACGCGGAAATCACATTTTTGATAAAGATAAAGTTGTCCGAAGCTAGTTGTACCAGTTCCAATTTCAAGACACTTGTAATTATTGTTTCGCGCATATTTTTCGGCAAAAGTAAGAAGTTGATGCCCAATTCCTTTGTTTCTTTGTGTTGAAATTACGGCAATGTTCACAACTTCTAGTGTTTCGGGGTGTGTAGGTAAAAGAATCAACACTCCTAATAATTCATTGTTATAGGTTGCCTCAAAACAAAAAGAACGGTTCAAATACTTACTTATTAATTTTTCATTAGGATCTGCTTCAAGTAACAGTTTATAATGCTGTTCTGTTAGTTTATTTAGTGTTTCAATATTTAGATTCATCTTTTCTCCTAATGGGAATGTGCCAATTGTTCTAAATCCCTGTCTGAAAAACTGCTTAATTTTGTAATCATTGTAGCCCCCTTTTTCCTAAAACAAGTTTAATAAAAAATAGGAGAGGATTCGATTATCTAAAACTAGGAAATAATATTAATTAATCATATACTTTCATTTTACGGACTGAATAAAAATAGTCCATTTTTTTTGTATAAGATCAATTCCTTATGAGTTCTGAAAGATACTAGATTTATAGTATACTATGTCAAAAGGAGGAGTTAGATGAACAATCAAATCACACTAGCGTATTTAGATTATGATGATCTAGATGCTTTACAAGTTGTAAGTGTTGTCACTTTTTATGAATCGTTTATCGATGGCGCAGATCCACTTGATATGCAAGTATATTTACAGACACAATTGACAACTGAAATATTGGCAGTAGAATTGGCACAGCCAACCAGTAAATTTATTGGTATTAAGGATCATCAAATACTCATTGGTTATATGAAAGTCAATGATGAAAAAGATGCTATAGAGATTCAACGGATCTATCTGCTCAAAGATTATCAAAACAAAAGGTTAGGGCAACGGTTACTCGATGAAGCGAATCGTTATGCTAAAACGAACAAAAACGTTATTTACGTTTGACTGTTTATGAAAAAAATTATGCAGGTATTCGTTTTTATGAACGTCATGGATTTAAAAAAATCGGGATCAAACATTTTCCTTTAGGAAAACAAGATCGTATTTGTCCGATTTTAGAAAAAGAAATCTAAAAAAACATCCTCACTTTTGATGCTGAGGACGTTTTTTTTCTTGTGTTAATCCTTTTGACTTTCTAATTAGTGTAATACGCGTTTCGTGACTCATACATTTTTCTCTCTTTCACTAATGATTTTATAAATAATCATAGATATATGCTAAAAGTTAACACGTCAGTAGTCCGACAATTAGGCGACAGGTTACTGACAATACTTAGTTATCATGCAAAATTCTACCCGTCTGGGATAATCTCGAGACGGTTTAACCACAATAATTAATTTTTGAAGTTTCTGATGAATTCAACAATATAGTCACTAAAACTTATTATTGAAAATCCAAGCAAGAGACCTAACATAGATAACTCATTTGATAAAAAGATCATACTAGGCACAATAAATAAAGCGCCAATCAAAATAACAATATTTTGTAAATTATACTTGATAAGAGAGTTAGATCGAGGTGTGTATTTTTGTTCATCGCGCATAAGTTCATCGAGTGGAATATTAAATAGATTGGAAATCATAATGATATTTTCTTTGTCAGGGTAACTTTTATTCCTTTCCCAATTTGATATAGCTTGATAGGAAACGTGTAAAGACTTAGCTAAGTCAGATTGCGACATTTTGTTAGATTGACGTAAATGTTTTATTTTTTCACCTAATTGCATATGATCAACTCCCATTGCTTATATATTTAATACATAGGTTAGCAAATTTTAGCTTGATCAGTCCCTAAAGTATTACTTGAGTCTAATTAGGGCATGAGTTTACCCAAAATCAATTTGATCTAACATGGTTTCACGACTTGCTTGATCTAAACCAAAGATAAGTCAGCGTCATAGCCTCACTAGAATGATTTAATAAATGCATGACTAGACCAATGTTGTAATTTGATTGCGTATAAACACGATAGGCGCCTGTTTTACGCATGGTATGTGTGCCCAGATAGTTGATGCCTAAGAGATCACCAACGCGTGCCATCACCTTGTAAAACTGCTTCTCAGTGATATGACGATCTGGATGGGCCGTTGAGGGAAATAACCAGTCTGAATTGATATTCTGTTGGATTAGCCAATCATGATATTGCAGCAAGTCTTGTTGCACGGGCTTTAGATACAATGTATTCGCTTTACCTGTCTTTTATCATGAATAAAGGCTGTATTTTTGACCGAACCATCAAGATTGTAGACGTCTGATTTCTTTAACGTCATGACATCACTCACACGTAGTAGGGTAGCTTGCCAACTTGAAAGATGGTGTAGTTACGACGACCAGCCCGAAAACTATCTAGTAAGGTATCTTGAACCATCTTTAAAACATTTGAGTCTTTGATCGGGAGTACGATTTGTTGAACCATAGTTAGATTACCACCTTTCAAAGGTCACTTTATTGTTAGTTAAATGAGCTAGTATTTGTATCTTTTTATATAATGCATCTTTAGAAAAATTAACGTAGACATGATATTTACTTGAGTCTATAGCTTTAGTTAATTTAGTACCTTTCCCTGAGACGCGCTCTAGCGTCCCTAGTATTTGTACAGTATTTGGTTCAGTCGAATTTATTAAGTCCGTTAATTTAGCTATATCTGATGACAGAACAAGTGTAGATACTAATTTAGTAAAGACGTCTCGGTAAGAGCTTCCTGTATAATGCTGTCCACCAAATAAAATCGATATAGTATCGTTGTTTGGAGTAGGGTCCACCCTATCAAATTTGGTATCATCACTAGCAAATAAGTTAATATTTGCGATATCTATCAAGACCCGTTCAACTTTCGATAACAATGATAAGGCAGAAAATTGGCTTAATTTATCAATATAGCTCTGATTACCTTGGGTATTATTATTATCTAGTTCGATTTCTGCTCGTTTCATTTTTTCAATTATTTTGCGTTCTAGCAGATCTAACTGTGCTTTTGATAAATGGCCATCTTCACGGCCAAAAAATATTAATTTATTCCACCAAGGCTTATTAATATAATGTTGCTGCAACCGATTAAAAATAGCATTTGATGCTTGACCTATATATCATTTATCATCACCTAACAATATATAGACACCAGGTTTTTTAGACTCATCAATCAACTGAATGCTAGTTAGATCATCTTTATTCGCAATGACCACAAATGATGGTTCGTCATAGAATATTGAAATATTATCATTCCCGGACTCTCGATTGATAAATATGTGATTGGGCATGTGATCATCGACCTCGTTTTTTAAGCACTATTATATCACCTAACAAAAAAACAGCCCCCATTATCTACTAGTCAGATAATGGGGGCTGTTTTAATAGTCTTTTCGAGGGGTCATTGAGTGACTTATAGACCCTAATTTTAGAGGAAGCCTTAAAACTGAATGTAAAACATTTTGACTACTCAAAATCTTTAAGACACTAGCAACCAAAAATACCAATTAAAATAATCATATATTTAAGCTTTCAAGTTTATTTGGGTTATTGATAAGCAGCTAATTTTCTGCTTACACGTCTATACTCAGTAGGAGTTTGTTGAAATTTTTTTTTAAATTGTTTAATGAAATATGTGTCAAGAAAATCCTACTGCATAAGCTATTTCATTTAAGCTAATCCCAGTATGCGTCAGCAAATTTTTTGCAATTTTTAGCCTATATAAGAGAAGATATTGCATTGCCGTACACCCATACTTTTCTCTAAAGCACCTATTCAAGGTATCACGGTTTGAAAATGAGTTGGCTGTCAGATCATTTAATGTAATCTGTTGAGAATAATTAGTATAAAATAATCTAAAGCTTTATTTAAAGGTAATTCATTATCCGCTTTTATTAAATCATCTCTACTAGTGAAAGTAATACAATTAGGTTCTTCTTAATCCTGCAAACCCAAAGCCTATCACTTTGTACTAAAACTTCACTTCCAGCTACAAAAAATTTTTCAATGATTTTCGGATAAACCTCAGAAGTCAGTTTGTATGCTCCGCTTTTTTTTCTTACATTATCTCGTTTGAAAAGTTGCATTCCAACTTTGATACTGGAATTTTGGGATTTCACATAGTGTTTATCAGAAATTCTTAAAGTACGTAAAAAATCTTCGTCAAATTGAATAGTTGGTGCTACAACGTTTGCTTTTGGCTAACTAATAATTGGTCTTGATTCGTCAGACATAGAAGATAAGGAGCTTTAATTCGGATAGGGATTCCGTTAATGCACCAGAGAAAGCACCTGAGGTTATTAAGGTAAGCGTGTATTTATTTTTATGTGTCAGGTCTTTAAGACACTGTTAGGTATAAAATCAATTGACGATTCTATCTTTAAAATGATCCTTTTGTGACATGATTAGGCCTCCTATTTTCAAATAGTATAGTTAATATCTTCTTATTATGCATTATACTGCATTGTTTTTCGAGCTATACTTTTTGTGTAATGAAAATGAATAAGGGGGTATTCTCTATGACAGTTAGAGTAGCAATTAATGGTTTTGGAAGAATTGGGAAGATTAGCTTTCGAAGAATACAAGATCTTGAAGGTATTGAGGTTGTGGCAATTAATGATCTAACTAATGTAAAAATGTTAGCAAATTTGTTGAAATTTGATTCAACCCAAGGGAAATTTAACGGCAGCGTGAATACAAGTGAAAATAAGCTAATAATTAATGATCGTGAGGTTGAAATTTTTGCTGAACCTGATCCTGCAAAGCTTCCTTGGAAAACTTTGCACATTGATATCACGCTTGAATGTACCGGATTTTTTACTTCTAAGAAAAAAGCACAAGCACATATAGCAGCAGGGTCCAAAAAAGTTTTGATCTCAGCCTTTGCCGGAAATGATGTTCCTACGATTGTTTTCAATACCAATCATCAAATTCTAAATGGAAAGAAAAAATTATTTCTGGTGCGTCTTGTACTACTAATTCATTAGCCCCAATGGCTCAAGTCCTAAATAGCAATTTTGGTGTTGTTGAGGATTAATGACAACCATTCATGCCTATACGGGTGACCAAATGACCCTTGACGGTCCGCATCGTAAAAATGATTACCGTCGTGCACGTGCAGCTGCGGAAAATATAGTTCCAACTTCAACAGGAGCTGCAAAGGCTATTGGACAAGTTATCCCTGAATTAGACGGGAAACTTGATGGGGTGTCACAAAGAGTTCCTGTTAAAGCTGGTTCTTTAACCGAACTTTATACGGTGCTTGAAAAGAATACTTCGATTGAAGAAGTAAATCAGGCTATGAAAGCAGCCAGTAATGAATCGTTCGGATATAATACAGACCCAATCGTATCTACTGATGTCATTGGAACGAACTATGGTTCATTATTTGATGAAACACAGACAAAGATCATAGAAGTTAGTGGAAAACAACTGGTTAAAACTGTTGCTTGGTACGATAACGAAATGTCGTATACTTCCCAGTTAGTCAGAACTTTAAAATATTTTGCTCAATTGTAGTAATACAAGAGCAACATCTGAATTAAATACCCCATAATTGTTAGACAGATAAACTAACGGTTATGGGGTATTTGTATATTATAGTCCCTAAAGGTTTCTTAACTAAAGACAGCGATAATCATTTTGGTGACTAAATAAATAATTGCAATTACCATCATCCAACCAGTACTGCGCATAAATTCCCAGACATTAGTTTGTGCCTTTGCGTTTTTGGTAATAACTATGCTTTTTTTTAGTGAATCATCGCCCTTGATCAAACTATCTAAGGTAATGTCGAATAAATTGCTAATTTGCACTAAACGATCAATATCGGGATAAGTACTTCCGACTTCCCACTTAGAAATGGCCTGACGAGAAACATTAAGCGTTTCTGCAAGATAATCTTGTGTCCACTGCCTTTTTTCTCGTTCTTCTTTTATCCTTATCGAGCCAAAACAGCCACTATCCTTAAAATCTCCACGATAGATATATATCATATGTTTGAGAGACGTGTTCTAAGCCCTCGTTCAGTGTTCACCTTGATTAACTATGTTAATATAAACGTATACTAACGTAAAAGGGTGACGTAAAATGGCAAATAAGACAATATCTTCAATAGCTAAAGATTTGAATATATCACGTGCAAGGGTTTATCAAATATTGACATGCTTGATGACANTCAGTTTCTAGCATGGCTAATGGGTGTGCTAAGCCCTGAAGCGGTATTAGATAAAATTGGTTTTCAAGAAAAGGTGCGTGAATAAATATGAAATTCAGATATACAGAAGAAGTTTTAAACAGTTCAAATTGGATAGATGGTAATGGTGAGGTTCATTGTCCGGAAGAAATGTCAAATGAATATCTACACAGCGTTTTGCGATACATCTATCGGTCACGTGACCGGTATTGGTTGAACTGCCGGCAAATTAATGTAATCGAAAATTTTGTGAATGGCGATGAGTTTTTCCATAAGGTTATTCGTACTTCAACTCTTTGGAAAACTATTATTAACCAGCTTAAAACCGAAAAAATTGGTTTTAATTTTGATTGGGAAACTGGTAGTCAAGAAACGTGCGAGTACTAGCTATGATTCCAGGATATGATGAATGGCTAGTGCCTCCGGAAGATGATGAGCGGCCTACTAAGGAAGAATTAATTGAATTAGGTGTGATTGGAGATGATGAAGAATGAACTTATACGAAATGGCGACCAACTATCGCGACTTAACCAACCGTGATGATCTGAACCCAGATACCATTGCTGATACGCTCGATGCATTAACTGACTCGATGAACGTGAAGGTCGATAACATTGCAAGCTGGATAGATGAGAACCAAGCGAATATTGATTTCTTGGATAAAAAAATGAAATTGTTCCGTGAAGAAAAGCAACGGTTAAAGAACTTGAACGGCCGGCTAAACCATTACGTCGCGGACACACTTGATCAGGCTGAAATTAAGAAACTAACCACTGACCAACACATTGTTTCAGTTCGAAATTATCGTGCGTCCACGGTGGTGAGTGAACCGGATAAACTCACAGCTGATTTTGTAAAAGAAATTCACGAATACCAGCCGGATAAGGCGGCAATCTATAAAGCTTTGTCAGCTGGCAAGAACGTTCCCGGCGCCCATCTGGAACCGAATCGGAAGGCAGTTATTAAATAATGCAACACACAGTGCGGAAAGGGGTGATTAGGGATGTTTAAACTACGAGATTACCAGCAGGAAGCAGTGGATGCAGTTTATGATTCAACAATCCACGGGCATAAAGCCATTGTGGTTCAGTCCCCTCCCTCGAACCGGTAAAACAGTTTTAATGGCCGATATTGCACGCAGGGCAACGGCTAAAGGTAACCGGGTACTATTTATCGTTCATCGCCGTGAAATTCTAGAGCAGGCCGAGAACACGTTTAAAAGTGATGACGTTAACATGTCACTTTGCAAGATGGGTATGGTTCAGACCATTACCCGGCATATTGATGAGTTAACCAAACCAGCCATCATCATGATTGATGAAGCTCATCATGCACTGTCGAAGTCCTACCAGCGAATAATTCAAGCGTTTCCTGACGCGCTCAAATTGTTGTTCACTGCGACACCGTGGCGGATGGACGGCAAGGGCTTAAACGGGATTGCTGATGACCTAATTATGGGTAAGCCTATTAGTGAATTAATCAACCAAGGATTCCTAGCACCAGTTGACTATTACGCGCCGTCGGAAATTGACGTGACCCAACTTAGAACCAAACGCAATGGTGAATTTGATGAAGCTAGTATTGATCAAGCCGTGAAGCCAAAAATCTACGGCAACGCAGTCCGGCATTATTTGAAACTAGCACCAGGTAAGCAAGCTATTGCTTATGCGTACAATGTGGCGAGTGCCGAACGGTTAGCGGAGGCATTCAACCAAGCGGGCATAACGGCGCGCGCAGTGTCCGGAAAGACGGATAGAGCGGCACGTAAGCGAATTGTAGCGGATTATCGCGCCGGTAAGATTCAGGTGGTCACCAATGCGGAATTGTTCACAGAGGGCTTAGACTTGCCGAACGTCGACTGTGTAATCATGCTACGCCCAACGCAGTCACTATCACTTTATTTACAGTTTGCCATGCGGTCAATGAATCCGCGTGAAGGTAAGCGGGCCATCATTATTGACCACGTTAACAACGTTGAACGGTTTGGATTACCAACCATTGACCGGCAATGGATTCTTGGTGGCCGGGACAAGCACTCTAAGAGTAGTAATGGTACGCCCATTAAATCGGTTTCGGTTTGTCCGGAGTGCTTCGCAACCTTTTACCGCAAAGGTGAGACCTGTCCGTTTTGCGGTGCCGAACTAGGCGAAGAAAAGGTTATTGAGACCGACGAGTCCATCAAGCTTAAAAAGATAGAGGCTAACAAGCGGTTGGCATTAGCCAAAGAGATTGCAGAAAACAACGCTGCTAAAGCAGTAGCCGATAAGACGCCGGGAGAGTTAACCACGTACGCGGAGATTAAGGCCTATGCGAAACTGCATTCGTATAAACCGGGGTGGGTTTATTTTCAAGCAAAGACAAGGGGACTGATTAGAAAGTGAAAACAAGAATCCGAGAGTTACGCCGGTTCTATGGATACAATCAGACTGAATTAGCACGGTCAATTGGTAAGACAATGCAAGCAGTTAGCAAATATGAATTGGATCAAGTCGAACCAAACATTGCCACACTAATTAAGATGGCAAACCTATTTAATGTCACAATCGATTATTTAGTAAAAAGGAGTGATTACATCAATGTCAATTCTACCAAAGAATGAACCCCATAAACCAGCCGGCACCCCACGAAACTTCTTTATCTGGGGCGCCACGATGAGCGGTAAGAGTTACCTAGCTGAACATTTTCCAAATGTATTAGTCTTGAATACTGATGGAAATAGCGCCATGGGAACGCGTCCAAGCATTCAATTACGAAACGTGCGCAACCCTGATGGCAGTTTGAAGAGTAGTGTCATTGATCAGTTACAAGAAGTAATTTTGGAGTTAGGAACTACCCAAAACACGTACGAGACGGTGACGCTAGATGTTATCGATGATGTTTGCCAGCTGATTGAACAGGCAATTTGCCTAAAAGCGGGGGTCGAATCGTTAGCAGACATGGGGTATGGCCGAGGATATGCATTGTTCAATACTGTGCTTCAAAGTCTGGTAATGGATCTCAAGGCATTACCAATCAACGTCGTTTACATTAGTCGTGAGAATGACTTTACAGATGATGATGGTAATACCAAGACAGTTCCGTCACTCAAAACTAAGTATTACAACGTGGTCAACGGGAATTGTGACTTGGTTATCCATACTCAACACGTTGGCAAGAACTATTTACGAAACGTGACAGAAATTCGTCGCCGGTATAAAGCCAGTGAAATTAATGATTTAAAAATTCTCAGTATTTTGAAAGCTATTCCGAATGCATTAGCACAGGAAGTACAAACAACGAAAGCAGGTAAATAAATATGAGCTTATTAGATATTGCGGCAAACACTTTAGATAACTTTGATCCAAAGAACGATTCAGTCAACGCAGGTAGTACAGGGTTACCAGATGGAGACTACTTAACTGCTGTGGAAAGCATCGAACATCGATCATTCGATTCAGGTTGGGATTGCTTACAGATCGTGTTCACGGTTCTTGATGGTGACCACGCTGGTGAAAAAGAGTACGATCGCATTAGTTTTGCCACTAAGAGTAAAGCAGGAAAGGCGATTCCAGATTTCATTCTTAGTCGGAGTATTAAGTTTGTCATCAAGCTAGGTTCGCTACTAGGCATTGAGATGAAGCCAGAATACTTTGCCAGTGAGAATGAAACTGACACACACGAAATGCTGGCTAATGTACTTGCACCAGAAAAAGGTAAGTCGGTGATTTTACATGTCAAGCATCGGCCGAACAAGAAGGATCCCGACAACCCCTACGTTGAATATGACTTAGATGCAACTGAACAGCCTGAAACTGCAGACATCACGGATGCAGACTTACCTGGCGACTTAGGTGGTGCGCCAATGCCAACAGATGCGGATGCACCACTACCAACAGATGCAGACGCACCAGCAGAACCAACAAATGAAGCACCATTCTAAAGTAATAATGCAGTGCCATTAGACCACCGTGCGGGTGTAATGCCCGTTAATTAATAGAAGGAGGCCGGTCATGCGTAATTTAGTTAATTATGCAGTTAGATACGCCAAAGCAGGGTTCAGCGTCCTGCCAATGATTGGCAAGAAACCGATGATTAAGTTCGCTGACCAGCCCGCCTTGACTGTTGATCAGATCCAAAGTTATTGGCGATCACACCCGTACGCACAATTAGCGCTACGGACAACTAATTTTTTTGTGATTGACATTGACGAGCATCCCGGCGGTGCGGACGGTTTTCAATCGTTCAAAGACTATGAGCACCCAGAGTATTTCCGTGAAACGTTATCCCAGAAGACAGCGGGCGGCGGCCGGCAACTATTTTATCTAAAGCGTGAAGATAGCACTGTTCAGCAGAATATCGGATGGCTACCGGGAATTGATATTAAGGCTCACGTTAACAATTATGTGATGGTCGCACCCAGTGAGCGGAATGGTAAGGCGTATCAATGGGAGAATCGCAATCCGATTGCTACGGGCACAGCAGAGTTAGTAGCAGCCATCAATGCCAAGGCAGCTACGGCAGAAGTAGACCTTAGCGGGTTGAAAACTGATTATTCAAAAAAGTCTGGCACCGCTGAGCTGTTTGAAACAGTTGTGGCCGGGCTTGGAGATACTGGTGGACGTAATAATGCACTGGCAAGTTTCGCCGGTGGATTATTATTCCGAGGTGTTGATCCGCGAGCAGTTATCCAGCTAGGCTTACTGGCAAATGCAAACACGGACGATTCACTGACTCAGCGAGAAGCCAAGACAACGATTGAGTCGATGATTAAGAAAGAAATTAGACGAAGGGAGGCTAACCAGTGAGTGCAGAGGAAGAGGCGGACAAGCTACGCAAGTTAGAGGAACAGCAGAAAGTTGTACCGCTGAAAAATAAAATTAATTTTATGGAAACGGCTAAAGGTGGCATCAAGGCGAACTCATTGGAAAATGTTTGTCTGATATTAGAACATGACCCGCTTCTTAAAGGCAAGTTCGCGTATAACGAATTTAGTTACGAAACTGAGTTCATGGAAGATTCAGCCGAGCTAATGTTGGAACATGGACCACTGCAAGATGAGTTCACACCAGCAGTACAACGTTACATCGAACGTAAGTATAAAGTCATGTTTACGCCAAAGTTAATTGATGCGGCAGTTACCGAAGTGTCACGACGTAACGTATTCAATCCAGTTATTAATTATCTGAACGAATGTTACAAAAAATGGGACGGCGTTACTAGGGTGGCTGACTTCTTGCCGGTCTATCTCGGCGTTGAAAAATCACCAGTTACAACATTACAGACCAAGCTATTCTTTGTCGGCGCAGTAGCCAAAGTATTCAAGCCAGAAACTAAATTTGATTTCGTTTTGGATTTAGTGGGTGGTCAAGGAACTGGTAAGACCACCTTGCTTAAGCGTATGTCAAATGGCTGGTATACCGACCAATTCACTGACTTTGAAAACAAAGACAACTATGGCAATATGATGCGGGCTTGGATCGTGAACGATGATGAAATGACCGCGACTAGTCATAGTAGCTTTGAAATCTTGAAAAAGTTTATCTCAGCTGAAATTGTTGAATACCGGCCAGCATATGGTCGCTATACCGTCCGGCGATACAAAAACTTCGTCATGGCCCGAACGACCAATGAAGTGACTTATCTGAAGGATAAAACCGGTGAGCGGCGTTTTATGCCGGTGATGGTCAATTCGATGTTACAGAAAAAATCACCAATCAATGAGTTACCACAAAAAACGATTGATCAATTATGGGGTGAGTTCGCCAGCTATTATCGTGACGGTTTCCGGTTTGGGTTAACACAGGAGCAGGAGCAGATGATGGCGGATAACCGCGAGCAATTTATGTACATCGACGCCGAAGAGGACGCTATCGAACAATCACTAGCTCAAATTAAGGGTGATTTCGTTACGAGTTCTGAGATTGCATTCAAGATGGGTGTTCCGGATATTGTTAAAAATCGAAAATTAGCCAATAAAATTAAGTACGTCATGGACAATAAAAAGGAATGGCACGCGACACAACGACGGATTAAGGGTGTTCCAAAACGTGGATACACCCGAGTGAAGTCAGAGTAGTCATAGTGTAGCAAGTATAGAGACTACGCCCGAGCCTTACGGCCCCAACGTATACATTAATATGTATACTCTACTTATATATATTTATATATATATATATTATTTTATATAGGGTATAGGGAATAGGGGTACACGACGGTGTGTGTTGGAAAAGTTGAAAACAAGTGACTACATGACTACACCTCGGTTAACTCGTTGGGACATAAGGGATAAGACGTATTCGGTTAGTTGAAGTGTAGTCACTAATTGAGGTGACACAATGCGAGAGCAAGAAATACAAAATCAAATTCGGGTGGCGGTATCTAAAAATAAATGTACAATTTTCCGGGCGAATGTCGGCAAAGTTAAAACCGAAGATGGTCGCTGGTTCGATGCAGGATTACCGCAAGGCTTTCCAGATTTATTTGGGTTTCGTCATTCGGATGGCAAGATATTCTTTATTGAATGTAAAAATGAAACTGGACGGCCACGGGCTGATCAGATTAAATTTCATAATTTTTTGACAAAACAACACATGATTCACGGCATTGCACGTAGTCAGGAAGATGCATTGAAGATTATTAATGAGGGACTGGTTGGATATGGATTCTAATTATTACGGAGGACAAAGATGCCTAAACACACTAAGAAGCATTCAACGATTAAACGGAAGCACCGGCAAATGAATAGTGGAATGAAAGAGTTGCGTAGGAGATTGGCGAGGGACCGCAACCAGTGTTTGATGTTTGAGCTTAAAAGTGAGGCTGCTGGTGTTCAACAGGCCATTAATGAACTAGATGATTTGATAGGGGATGGCGATGATGATTAAAATCGATAAATGTGTTGCTAAACCAACAGAATTCAACGTAATTAAGGTTACCAGTGCATTGGGTGATGAAGTACAGCAAGCATTTAAGACTGCTGATAAGCTTGATAAAAAACTAGATAGGCCAAGAAACACTTGGAAAGCAATATTTCAATATCATGGGTTGATTTGGACTGATATATGGGGGTTTGAATTCATAGCAAATTATGGTAAGGAGAATCAGTGTAGACGACAGCCAGTTTCACTTAATGATCGGATTGTCGAAGACCGTGATAGTGAGCAATTCTTAATACCTAATGAGCTATTTGAACGTTATTTTATGTAGGAGATGGCGACGATGATTAAGTTTAGAGCGTGGGACAAAGTTCAGAAAGTCATGATGGTTCCAAGAGACATTCAGACTGATTCAGATGGTAACATATTCTATGTTGAGGCTATGGGCCCAGACGGTGAATATGATGAAGGTGACCTGGATGTATTTAAGCTTGAACAGTTTACCGGCCTGAAAGACGTGAATGGCAAGGAAATTTATGAAGGCGACATTTTAGAAAATTGGAAGTATCGTTCAATTGTTAAATTTGCTAACGGTAAATTTTTAGCTGATGTAGTTGGAACTATCAGCAGATTTGACCTTATAGGTGAAACTCACGGTTCAAAGGTTATTGGCAACGTGCACGAGAAACCGGAACTGCTGAAAGGCTGATTTTAAGACATTTATAGAAAGCGAGCGTCAAATTTCCATTTTTACATCTTTTTTATAAAAACGTAAACAGGAGGAAGACAAATGACTGGCACCGAATACGCCAAAGCAAACCAAATCTTACAATAGTGCATGTATTTTGACAATAATAAATAATGCCACCATGATGATTGCAGGTGAAAATTATGCGATAGTTAGAATGGGAGCGAGGCACAGACTATGAAACGTATTGATCATGAAAAGCTTAACAGCCTAGTATGTGAAGTCGAAGATCGCCATGAAAATGGTATTCTTGACGCAAATGAAAAAGAGATGGCACCTATTTGGAATATAACCAAGGCAACAATGAAGAGTGGTTATTTAGCAGTTTCGTTGCGACAATACAACTTAATTGAAGCATACGCAATCAAGAGTTCACATACAACAGAGGAGAAAGACAAAACGTTAAAACAGCTGCATAAAAAGTACAGCTGGCTAAACCGGCGAGTAACAGAATATCGCCATGGCAATTTAATTATTCGGAGTTGAGGTGACGGTGGTGGGTGATTTTGAAACTAACAAGAAATTCTTGAGGCGTTACCGGCCTTACTTTAGACAAATCAAGCGGCTGGAAACTAAGCTGTTTGTCATTGATGATCGTATTGAGTCGACACATTCACCTAGCATGACAGGACAACCGGGTGGTGGTAAGCGGCGAGAGCTGGCTGATGATTTAATTCAGCGAGAAGAGATTGAAGCGCGTATTAACAAGCTCATTAAGAAGAGTCGGCCTATCAAAGTTGAAATTACGGATTGTCTGGATGAACTAACTAATTCGCTAGAAGCTTCTATATTAGAGCAATATTTTATCGAAGATATTCAATTAGACACGATTGCGATTCAGATGTCCTATTCATTTAGGCAAGTCAAACGATTGTATGGCGATGGAGTTAGACACGTTAATATATTGTGATTATGAGAGTCGTTGCAAAACTGCGACGGCTTTTTGTTATAATTATATTAAATTATTTTTTCAAGGAGATAATTATGACAAAATCAGATGTAATCCAAAGACTGTTAGAGGAGTTGAATAATCAAAATCAAATATATATTGCAATCATTGGTGTAGTTCTTGTTTTCTTTGGTGTTATGCAATGGCGCTTTTCTGATAAGCAAATTAAAAAGATGAAAGATGATTTTAAAAAGGATTTTAAAATCGAAGAAATTAACGACTTAATAGATGAAATAAAAAATACATTGGAGAAGTCACGTAAAAATGAACAAGCGCTAAAAAAGGAAATAGTTGAAGTAACTGATATGAACCTTGATAATGCATCATTTTTTCTGACATATGTAGCTGATGATAGTGCTAAAGTGTTAAGTAATGGAATAATAAATTTTGAACAAGCATTTAATAAATCAATTTCAACACATAATTTAAGCATAACAACAGTGCAGCATGTTGTTGCTAATTTTACTATATGCATATCAAGAATGAATAAACTTGGTGTCAAACTCGATTATAAAACGAACGATAAAATGGAAGAACTTGTAAGCATAATTACTGAGCAAGCAGCAATTAGTTCTAAAGAGAATACGGATTCAAATCTAATATTAGCTAAACAATCGTTGGCACAAGGAATTAAATTATTAAAAGCTGAATTCAAAAAGTATGAAGATGCTATAAGCAACGGCCACCCAAAATAGATTTATCTAGGAAATACGTTACCCAGCAAACCATGTCCCCTGAATGTCACCAAAATGTCCCCTAGATGTCACTAACATGCCGGCAAATGCATGGTATATTTGTATAGTCGAATAGTTCCAAAGAGAAAGTCGTTGCAATTATGCGGCGTCTTTTTCTGTTATGATGTTAAGCAATTAATATTTTGGAGGAATTATTTGATGAAAATAACTGTGACTATGTTTACTACTATAATGACGGTATTAGGAACTTTATTAGGAATTTGCATAAAATCTGTACTTGATCATGTTTTTGATGAAAAATCAAGAAAGCGAGAGATATCAGACAAATTAACAATGGATCAATTTAACCGATTAACTGATAATTTAGCAAGGCTTATTGAGAAATGTAGGGTCCAAATTCAAGAAGAACAGTACACTGTACATGGACCTTATTGGAAGAATCTGGGGAAAACAGATGCAGAGTTAAGTGAAGCTCAAAAAAATGTTGAAGAAAGATCTAGCGAAATCGTAGGACTAAAGGAGATTTGTACTAGTGCATCTTATTTTTTACCGAATAATGATGAAAAAGTAAGAATTAAATTAAATGAAATTACTAACATTGTTGATGATGAAATTACTAGTTATTATGAAGCACATATTAGATTTTCAGATGATGGTAAAAAGTTTTTAGATAAGCTAAATTTGATACGTCAAGAAAGTTTAATATTAATGCGCGATTCAATACAAATACATTGATAATAGTAGCGTCATACCAAACGGTGTGGCGTTTTTATGTGCCGTGGCGGAATAGGTAGACGCATAGTCAGACGCGAGTAACGGGTATCGGGTGACACTGATATGACCACACGTCATGTAAGGTGCAAATCCTTACCGGCACATTGAGTGAACGACTCAGGGCGTAGCACAGCGTCTAAAATGTGAGTTAGCCATTAAGCTAAAAATGGTAGTCGACGTGTGGTTGATCCTGAATAGGGTCTCTAAGATGAGACCGTCGGGAGTTGGCAAGCTTAGCAGCGGTGCGTGGTTCGATACCACGTCAATCACATTAAATAATTTATTGGAGGTAATACGAATGGAACAATCAGAGTTCAATACAACGCAAGCAATCAATGAGACTTGCTACGGATTAATCAAGCAGGGCTATTCACTGCACGACATTTATGATGGTCTGGGTAACGTTATGGACGGGATCGAGCCTAAGCATGCATCTGTGCCAATCTTCTCTAATGGGAAAACATTCTGGAAAGATTTGCATCATGGCTTGGACGACTGACCAGTGTCGGCAGTTCTATAGTTCCGTTGAGTGGGAACATCTGCGCGCTGCTATCCTTAAGCGTGATCACTATGAATGCCAGTGGTGTAAGCGTGATGGTAAGGTCACACGGTATGGCGATGTAGACAGTCGTGGTCGGCCAGTAGTGTTAGAGGTTGACCACATCAAAGAGTTGGCTAAGTATCCTGAGTTGAAGACTGAGCCAAGCAACCTACGGACACTGTGCAAGGACTGTCACAACAAGCGACATCATCGCATGAACTATCGAAGCAAGCATGAGCATAAAGAGAACCGTTGGAGTAAAGATGAGAGGTGGGATTAATGGTGGAACATAATATAACTTGGTCAATAAGCAACGGGCAAAAGATACCTGAGATCTATGTTGACGGTGAGCAGGCTCAGGTAGTGTCGTGTAGTTATCAGTTTGTAACGGCTACAGATATTGATGAGTCAGGAGTTAGCATGATGACTGCAACCATCTTCTTATTATCGGAGTGCGACTGTAAGCCCATTCAGCATGTGATCTTTATCAATCAACAGACTGGTAAGGTGTTCTATCAATAGACAAGGAGTGATGATTAATGCGATCAAGAACCGATAACACTAAGCAAGTCGTGGTCTACGTAGTCATGCGTGACCAACAAGCGAATGTATTATTTGCGCATCGCGTTTATTTTAGTGAACGGCGAGCCAAGAACTATTGTAAACGGATGAATAATGCAGAAGAATTTACTGGATATTACTACGTTGAGAAATGTATCTTTTTTGACTGGAAAGCATTTATTGCCAAGGCCCCCGGGGTCAAAAAAATTGGCGAAAAATAGAAAACTGGGAACCGGTGGGTAGGACTCGACTCCGGAAAAATATTGTTTTTTTATTCAATTTGAAAGGGGGTGGGGGTTTGGACCACCGTAAGATAAGAAGGGAATTGATGCAGCGAATCGATAAAAAATCAGCTGTTGAGAAAGAGAAGGTTGACCGATATATCAGCCTTTTAGACGTTTTTTATCAGCTTGACGAAAGCATACAAAAGCATGGCGTCATGTTAAAAGTTCAGAATGGCAGTCAAACTTATTGGAAGCCAAATCCTGGAATTGCAGAAAAAAATAGAATTAATTCTGCATTAATTACGCTTGAAAAGGACTTTAAAATGCCAAAAATCACACAAAAAGTCGTAAAAAAGCCCCCTTCTCAATACGATTCAAGTGATTTGGTATGATTCACCAAAAGTATGTTGATGAGTATATCGATTTGTACGAGTCCGGAAAGATATTACTCAATAAAGAACGGGTTATGCTGATAAATTACCTAAAGAAGTATGTTTTATCTAATGATAACTTGTACTTCGATGATAAAAAAATCGATAATCTAATTAAATTTACTGAAAAATGGTTCTTCCCAACCGCTGCGTTTCAGAGATTTCTGGACGCTTTTCTTTTTCTCTATGATTCAACGACTGGCACAGTTTATTATGATGAGTTCCTGATAATTATGGGACGGGGGGCTGGTAAAAACGGTTGGATTTCATCGACTGGGGCGTTCTTGATAAGCGACTTGAATGGCATTCCTGGTTACAACGGCTCCATTGTGGCTAACTCGGAAGAACAGGCGAAGACATCTATTGAAGAGATTTATAACGTGGTTGGCAATAATCCAATTTTGCAGAATGCTTTTAGTGCTGCCAAGTCGTATATCACTTCGAAAGCAACTAATTCCACCCTGGTTTATCAGACTTCTAATGGCAAAACAAAAGATGGTTTGCGAGACGGGTTTGATGTGTTCGATGAAATCCATCAGTACCCAGATGATTCGGGTGTGTCGGTTTATGAATCGGGGCTTGGTAAACGTCCTGAGTCCCGCCAGTTTGAAATTGGTTCTGATGGCTATGTTCGTGGTGGCTATTTGGACGAAAAAAAGAAGGTTGCTTTGAGTGTAATGAGTGGCAAGCTGCCACCTGACACTATGTTTCCATTTTGGTGTAAATTGGATTCTGCTGATCAGGTAGATGATGAGAAGTATTGGGAACTCGCGAATCCAATGCTATCCAAGCCACTCACGAAATATGGGCAGACACTTCACAATAAGATGCGAAAAATGTATGTCAAAATGCAATTTGAAACTTCTAAGCGTGAAGAGTTTATGACTAAACGGATGGACTTTCCAATTGAAGACTTGGAACGTTCAATTGCACCGTATGAACAAATCAAAGCTACTAATAAGCCGGTTCCTGATGATTTAGAGGGTATGGAAGCGATTGGCTCAGTGGATTTCGCGTCTATTCGCGACTTTACTGCAGATGGTTTAACCATCAAACGAGATGGCAAGCAATACTTTATCAGCCATCAATTTGCCCGCCGCCAATTTGTCGATAAGTTCTATGCATATTCAGCTAAGCCACAAGATCGCCCCCAGTCTGCTCCTCCTATTGCTGAATGGGAAGAACGCGGGTTACTGACTGTGGTAGACACGCCAACAATTGACCCACAAGCCGTAGTTAATTGGTTTTTGGAACAGCGGAAACATTTCATCATTAAGAAAGTTGTCATGGATAACTTTCGTGCCGATCTTTTGCGTAAGTTTTTCGTAGACGCTGGATTTGAAGTCGCAGTCATTCGGAATCCAACTGCCATTGATGGCCTACTGGCACCGAGAATTGAGACTGGGTTTGCTAATCATCAATATATCTGGGGGGACAACCCGTTATTGCGGTGGAACACTCAAAACGTGTTGGTTTCGACCGATAGCCACGGTAACAAACGATACGGCAAGAAAGAAGAGATTCGGCGAAAAACTGATGGCTTTAAAGCGTTTGAATATGGCCAATATCTAGTTGACCAGTTACCCGACTACTCGGTAAATGAATCGCTAGATATGTTAGCCGACATTGATTTCTAACGGAAGGGAGGTGAATATATGAGTGTAATTAATAGCTTCTTTGACCTGTTTACACGGCGAAAAGACTCCAGCTTTATTTATGATCTTGATTTGTTCCAGGATATTAAGAACCGAGCCTACTTAAAGCGCATGGCGATTGACACAGTAATCAATTACGTAGGCCGGGCAGTTAGCCAGTCGGAGTTTCGTGTGATGAACAAGGGGTTACCTGTTAAAGATGCGATGTATTACAAGCTCAATGTCCGACCAAATACTGACGAATCGGCCAGTGATTTTTGGCAGCATTTTATTTACCAATTGATTTATTACAACGAGGTGCTAGTGATTCAGGACGACGATGGTGATTTATTAATTGCTGATGATTTTAGTCGTCACGAATATGCAGTATATGAAGATGTTTTCGACAATGTCACGGTCAAAGAATACACGTTTAAGCGTTCCTTCCCGATGTCTGATGTTATTTACCTGAGATACTCCAATGACCAGCTAGAACACTATCTGACTGGTTTGTGGGGAGACTATGGCGAGTTGTTTGGGCGGATGTATGAGCTAGAATTGCGTAATAATCAGATTCGCGCGACTGTTAAGGCTGATATGACGGCTGGTGTTAATGACGATAAAGCGAACAAACTGCAGAAGTTTATTGACAAGATTTTCCAATCTTTCAGCAAGAATTCTGTTGCACTAGTACCAATCACAAATGGCTTTGAATATAACGAAGTATCGAACGGGGTAGGCAAAAATCAGACGTTTGATGAAAGTAACGGCGTGTTACTGGCATTCATTGACCATGTTGCCCGGCTGGTAGGAGTGCCACCAGCGTTAATTCATGGTGAAACTGCTGAAAGTGGTGAAAATCAGAAACTGTTCAATAAGCAGTGCTTGAGTTCGTTATTAAATAAGATTCAGTCAGAGCTTAACGCTAAGTCATTCAGCCAGCGAGATTACTTAAAAAATGGAAAACAAGTTGAAGTTATTGGCATTAATCGACCAACACTAATTGAACTAGCAGAACAAATCGACAAGCTTGGCTCGTCAGGTATGGTTACTCAAAACGAGGTTCGGTTAGCAGTTGGGTTGCCACCACGTGAAGACGGTGACCAGATAGTGATGACCAAGAATTATACAATGAAAGGTGGTGAGAATAATGAAGAAGATTAACGTTAAGGGTCCGATTATTAGTAATGATGACAAGTGGATTTATGACATGTTGGAAATGGACAGTACCGCTCCTAAGGATGTCATTGATGCATTACCAGATGATGGCTCAACTGTTGAAGTTGATATTAATTCTGGTGGTGGTTTAATGGACGCTGGAACTGAAATTTATACTGCGTTGATGGCTTATCAAGGAAAAGTTATGGTTAACATTGTTGGGATGGCCGCAAGTTCAGCGTCATTGATCGCCATGGCTGGTAATCCCACACGGATTAGTCCAGTCGGCCAAATTATGATTCACAATGTAGCTGGTGGATTGCGTGGTGATTACCGTGATCAGGCTAAGTTGTCTGAAATTTTAAAGCAGTCCAGCGAAGCGATTGCGAATGCTTATCATCTTAAAACTGGCTTATCGATGGAAGATCTACAGGCCAAGATGGATTCAGAAACGTATTTGAATGCAGACCAAGCTAAAGAATTAGGCTTTGTCGATGAAATTATGTTTGATGATCAAATTGAGCTGGTCGCAGATGGTGGCTCAGGTATGTTACCAAAGCCTGCCATTGATAAAATAACTGAGTTAATGAAGCAAAATAATTCAGGGATGACAACTGCACGCAGTATTAATCCTTTCAAATTATCTGATTCAGATATTGATCGTATTACGACTGCAGTCACTCAAAAACTGAATGTTAAACCTAAAGTGCAAACGGAAAAAACATTTAATCCGTTTGCTTTTTAATTTAGAAAGAAGGAAAAGTAATGATTAAATTTGATACAAATGTTTTCAAAAACTTTACTGACGCACGTGAAAAGTACGCACAATTGGTGAAGAACGCTGCCAAGCCCGAAGAGCAACAACAGGGTTTTACTGATATGATGGACGCTTTGGGTGAAGATACACTTTCAGAAATTAAGAACCAAGTTCACGCTCAAACCGAAGATTACTTGGACGCTCGCCGACACGACCCCAAGATGTCGAACGAAGAAGTGAAGTTTTTCAATGAGATTAAGACAGATACTGGATTTAAAGAACCTAAGTTATTGCCTGAAACGGTTGTTACTGAAGTGTTCGATGACATGGTTCAAGCCCACCCGTTACTTCAAGCGATCGGTTTGCAAAACCAAGGTATTAGCTTGAAGATTATCCAATCAGATGCTTCCGGAGTAATTGGCTGGGGTAATATTTTCGGCGAAATCACTAGTCAATTAGATGCTAAGTTCAAGGAGACTAAAGCTGACCAATCCAAGGCAACCGCGTTCTTGGTATTACCAAAGGACTTAAGCGACTTCGGCCCATCATGGATTAAGCAATACGTAATCACCCAAATTACTGAAGCCTTTGCGGTCGGCGCTGAAACTGCATTCTTGACTGGTGATGGGAATCAAAAACCAATTGGCTTAAACCGTTCCGTCAAGGAAGGCGTAGCTGTGACTGGCGGCGTATACCCTGAAAAGGAATCCGCAGGAACGTTGACGTTCGCTGATACCAAGACTGCTGCTAAAGAACTAGCTGGTATGATCAAAGAATTATCCACTAAAGAAAATGGCAAGCCGGTTGTTGCCAAGGGCAAGACTGTCATGGTCATGGGCCCCGGCGAATCATTAGATGTGGAAGCACAATTTATGGTTCAAAACTTAGCTGGCCAATTTGTCACTGCCTTACCATTTGGATTGACGATTATCGAATCTGAATTTGCGCCTGAAAACAAGGTGATTGCATTCGTTCAAGGTCGCTATGATGCATTCCAAGCCGGTCCATTGAAGATTCAACCATACGACCAAACGTTGGCACTTGAAGACATGGACTTATACACGGCAAAGCAGTTCTTCTATGGTAAGGCTAAGGATGACAAGGCAGCTGCGGTTTACGACTTGAAGCTTGCTACTCCTGGTACTACGACTACTGAACCAACGACCGGCGGTGACACGGGAAAATAGCGACCCCGGACACCGGGGTAACTAAGCCTACCGCGAACAGTACCGTAGCTGAGATTACGGCTTGGTTAGATGCTAACGGAATTGACCACACTGGAGCTACGTTGAAGGCCGATTTACTAGCATTAGTGGGGTGATTAAATGGCAGATGAAAAAGTGAATCCATTATTGGAACAGTTTAAACAGCGAATGAAGATTTATCACAAAGCCGAGGACGCGAATTTATCGCGAATTCTGAATGCAAGCCAGAAGCGTATCACCGATATTACTGGTATTGCCAGTAACGCCGGTGATGATGTGTATGACGAGCTAGTTTTAGAACGAGCACGATACGCTTACAATGACCAAGTCGAGTTTTTTGACGCTAATTTTTTGGACGACTTATTGTCTGCATCCTTGACCAGCTATGAACCGGGGGATGATGAAGATGAACCGACCGGAGTTTGAGTACAAAGCACCACCAGTAAGAACGAATCAGCTTAATACGCCGGTTCGTTTTTTTCGTACCGTCAAGAATACGGGACCCGAACCAGGGCGTGGTCAAACCGAGCAAATCTTTGAGTGCCTAGGACTAGTTTATGCCCCATCAACCAAGGATCGCACGGTGCTAACGGCTCACGAATCCAAGTACGGCGCAACGGTAAAAATCCGTGATACTTTTGGTGAATTTGACCCGACAACTAAGGACACCGTGGTCATTGACGACCGCCGCTATCTGGATGTCGCTGGTCAACCGATTGTTTGGGATGTTATCCAGGTGGCGCCGGACCTAGAAAATAATGCTTTTGTCAAAATCGTGCTGGGGGTGACTAAATGACGGAAGTAACGGTTAAGTTCACAGGCGTTGATGAAGTCATCAACAAGCTGTCCCAGAAACTGAGTCCAGCAAAACTGAATCGTGCTGAAAACGATGCGCTACGAGTGGCTGGTAGGCGTGTAGCAGTTGAGTTAAAGAACGCCGTGGCTAGTTATCGTGATACAGGGCAAACAGTTCTTCAAGTGTCGGTGGGAAACCCGCACAGCCGTGGCGGTGTTCGCACAATTAAAATTGGATGGCATGCTGGTTCACGCTGGCGGTTGGTTCATCTTAACGAATTAGGCTATACACGGTTCGGCAAAACCTATCATCCACGAGGCATGGGTAAAGTTCAAGGTGCATTTGATAGTAGCCGTGGCCCTGCTAAGGCACTTGAAGAAGCTGAATTGAGGAAACTACTATGACCGAAAACAAGGATATGCTTGCAACTATTTATACCGCATTGTTGGCAAATGCAACAATTGCAAAACTGACATTGGCTGGTGATGGCAGTCATAGAATTAGTTATTTTGAAAGCCCAGAAACGGCTGACCACGACAATCTATTTGTTGTGATTACACCTGTCGGACCACCGGTACCAGCGGCTGTTGGAAGTGATGATTATTTGAATGTGCAATTCACGTTTCAAGTCAATGTTGAATCTATCAGTCGACCGGCACGTAATGCTGTGGCACGTGAAATTCAAAATGAAATGCTTGCGTTGGGATTCAGTCGGCTATCTGGTGCTCAGAACGAATTAGATGAATTCATGACTGAAACTAACCGCTTTGTTGATGTTCGCAGATACCGCGGTAACACTAAATTGTATGACACAAATTATTAAGGAGAGATGTAATTATGTTTGTAGGATATAAACGATTAAAGATTCAACCATTTGCCGAAGACGGCACGAAAAAAGGTGACCTGATTATTGTTGAAGGACAGGCACACAAAGGGGCTACGACCACTGCTGAAATCAGTGGCTTAGCTAAAGACCCAGTGAAAGTACCGGGGTCTAATATCGATTACTATTTGTCACGTCAAGGCTTGGGTGACGCCAAGGTAGCACTCGGTATTTTAGATTTACCGGAAGCTAGTGCTGACCTATTGGCTGGTTTCCGTGTCGATGATGACAAGATCAGCTATGGTGGTGAAGATACGTTGCCACCATATTGCTCAATTGAAATGGAATCCAAAGAAGACACTGGTGAAATTGCGTTAGTTGGTTTCTTCAAGGGAACATTTACGCGGGATAAGATTAGCTTGAGCACGCTGGATTCATCTAAATCGTTTACGCCAGAAGCTGATGCCTGGACTTTTACGCCAATTAGTTCGATTGCCACTGCTACTAACGGCGAAGTGATGCAGAAGTTTGTGGGCGATGCCACTAAGGATGCAACGACTGTTACGAAGTTTGAAAAGCAATTGTTTGATCCAAATGGTACGGCGAGTAGTAACGGTTAAGAGTATTACATTAACAGCGGATAAACCGTCTATTTCAGTAGGTGCAACAAGCACAATCACTTCAACAGTACTTCCTGATAACGCTACAGACAAAACAGTTTTATTATCAGTTGATGACCCTGCCGTTGCAACGTTAACGGGAAACACGTTGACAGGTATTAGTGCTGGTGTTGTAACAGTGATTGGCACTGATGCAACAAAGCAAGTCACAGGGACAGTTAAAGTAACGATTACTAAAACAGAATAAAAACACTTTAAGTCGCCGATAAATCAACAATACCAATTGGGGCGGCTTTTTGTGTATGGAGGGAAAAGACTATGAGTACACCACTAAAGATGGAATTACTTATTGATGGTAAAAAGCAGACCTTCACGGAATCGTTCATTCCGGCAGGCCGTATCTTGGACGCATTGGACTTAATCGAAAACGATAACTCAGATCGTAAATTGCGTGATGTTTTTGAAGAACGAGTAGCATTTCTATCCAAAGTATTTACTAACCCGTTAGTGACAACAGAAGCAATTTGGAATGGTTTCAATGCGATTGGCTTTGAAGACCATATTTTTGAACTTATTTGTAAGGTTGCAAATGTAAACCCAAAAAAGCTACAGATGGCGACAACACCGGAATAACAATCAAAGAAGCTCGCAAAAGTGTGTTATCAGCAGTCGGCGTAATTGTTGAGAACCGAACTGGCTATACACTATCGAGCGTATTAAATGATGTTGATTTTCAATTGTTGTCGCAAATAATCGAAGCAACGACCGAACAGACTCAGCAGACTGAAAGTGGGACCCGAGTTAAACCGGGAACTGTGGGTGTAAATCCTGGTAATCAGCCTGTTATGAGTCTTTTTGACTTTGCTAGAAAATCTTAATGAAGGGAGGAATAATAAATGGCAGATGAAGTATTAGGCCGCATGGTCATCGAGTTAGGGCTGGATCACGCTGCGTTTGGCAAAGGTTTAACCGGTGCTAAACGTGAAGTTAAGTATGCAATGGCTGAGATGAAATCATCAATGGCTGTACTCGGTCAATCAGGCCGCCAGTTTGACGTCCTATCAGCTAAGTCTAAAGGCTTGTCACAAGTAATGATGAGTCAGCAGCGGGTTGTTGAAAAACTGGGTAAAGCGTACAAGGATTCGCTGGTTGATGGTAAACCAACCGCACAAACAGCTAAGTTAGCAACTCAATTGCAGAATGCCAATGCTAAATTAGCCTCATTACAAACTCAGTACAAGAATAATGCAGCGGCAATGGCTAAAGCACGTGTTGAGCAAACTGGTTTTACCGGTGGTTTAAATAAAGTTAGCAAGGCCGCTGTAGCGACTGGTACATCGATGAAGAACATCGGCTCAACGATGACCAGCAAAGTTAGCGCCCCAATTGCGGCTGGTTTAGCCATTGCAACTAAATCCGCTATCACTTTTGATTCGCAAATCAAGTCCATGGGGCCTCTGCTGACTAATGGGGGCGCGGTTACCGCTAAGTACCGGTCACAGTTGGATCAGTTGGGTGATGCATCTAAAAAGATGTCGATGAAGTACGGTGTCTCGACTACTGAAATCAACAACGGCATGGCGGAACTTATTCGGCGTGGTTACACGACTAACCAAGTTCTAGGCTCAATGCCGTCTATCTTAGATGCAACCATGGCTTCCGGTGAAGATATGGGTACGGTCATGAATGCCACAGCGTCAATCGTTGAACAGTTCGGGTTAAAGACTAACTCAACGGCTGGGACGATGAAGAACACTCAGCGGGTTACCGATTCGCTGACATACGCGGCCAATGCAACTGCGGCTGGCTTCGGTGATATGTCTGATGCGATGAGCTACGTCGGGCCGGTTGCATCTAGTTTGGGTCTCAGCGTTGAACAAACTGCGGCGGCTGTTGGTGAGCTTAGTAACCAAGGAATCGAAGGCCAAAAAGCTGGGACTAATTTACGTGGTATGCTGACTAGTTTGATTAAGCCAACCAAGCAAAACACCGAAGGATTCAAGAGTATGGGCATTAGTTCGAAGCAACTGGCCCATGACTCACACGATTTACCGCAACTAATTGATGATATCACACATGGCACTAAGGGCTGGTCAAACGCTGAACGTGGTAAGGCCTTAGCCCAAGCATTCGGACGTGAGAACCAAGCTGCTGCTAACGCATTAGTTAAGGCCGGTTCTAAGAGTCTGCGTGACTTGACTAAAGATACTGAGAACGCTGGTGGTGCGACTAAGAAAGTTGCCGAGCAAATGAGCAATACTTCGGCAAATAATGTCAAGAAACTGATTGCGTCATTACAAGTGCTAGGAATTGAAATCGGTGAGAAGTTAATTCCAAAACTAACACCATTAGTTAAGAAAGCCACGGATATGGTTCAAGGTTTTTCAAAGATGGATGATGCCACTCAGAATACAATTATTAAGTTTGCCCTATTAGCTGCTGCTGGTGGCCCAGTATTGAGTATGCTGGGTAATATCGTCGGTGGATTTGGAACATTTGGTGGCGGTATTGTTAAAGTTATTAGCGCTACCGCACAATGGCACGCGAAGAATCAAGCAGCTAAAGAATCACTCGCGATGTTAAAAGGTGCGACTGATGCCACTAGTGGCGGTTTCAAAGCGTTCAAGGGTAGTGTTGATACTGTAAATGGCTCAGCATCAACGGCTAAGTCAACATTTGGCTTGCTTAAAGGTGCCTTTACGACGGCCGAAGCCGGCGCCGGTGTATTAGGAACCTCATTAAGTGTGACGGGTGCGGCGGTGACCGGTGTTGGTTTGGCAGCTGTAGCCGGTGTGGCTTACTGGCAACTCTATGGTAAAGAAGCGGCCGCTAGCGCTGCACGAACACGGCAGTGGGGTTCAGATGTCGGTGAACAGGCTGATTCTGCACTGACTAAGTTCAAGGGATTTAGTACTAACGCTAGTGCGTCATTGACGGATTTTGAGACAGCAAGTCATACAAGCACTAAGAGCGTTGCCAAGGATTTTGGCGATATGTACACTGAGATGGAGAAGGATTCCAAAGACACTATCCAGCAGATGCAGAAGGATATGAAGGGCCTGCCCGACTCTGTTCAAGGTGACTTGAAAAAGGATATTGCTGATCGCAAGAAGCATAATGCTACGGTATTGGCCGATGCTAAGGAAAATTATAATAACGCGGAAGCAATACTCAAAAACCACAATGGCAAGATGTCTGGTTTAAGTGATACGGAACGAACTGCATTGCTCAATAGCCAACGTAAAATGAATAGCGATGAGATTAGCCTACTAAAAATTGGTGGAAGTGCTAAGAAGAACGTTCTAGCTGCATTGAATGGGGATATTGGTAACATGACCCGTAAGCAACGTGATACGACCATTAATCAATTGACGTCTTCAATGCAGAAAGAAAACAAGCTTTACAATGATCAGAGCCAGCAGATCAAGTCCATGTACGATAAAGGTGAAATTTCTGCATCACAATATGGCAAGGCAATGACTGACCTGCAAGCTACCCACAAGTCAACTATAGATGGTATGGCCGCGGCAATCTATAAACTGGATAAGGCGAACGGGGCTTCGAAAGCCCAAATTACGCAGGATTTACTAAATGTTGGCTACACTTACAAGCAAGCAGCGGCGATTGTAAAACGGCAAAATGATGACATGAGTAAGAGTACATCCTTGGTGGTTGCTGAAACTGGCAATATGAGTAAGAAGTCTAAGGCGGCAGCCGATACCTGGAATAGCTTAGTATTTGATTCCAAGACTGGAAAAGTTAAGACCAATGCACAGGGCGAAGTCAATAAAGCTGCTAAATCTAAGGACAAATGGAACCAGATGAAGCTACTGGTTAAACAAGGAAAGATGAGCTCCAATGCCGCGGCCATGGTTGGGGTTGCGGCTGTTCAGACCAAACGCTGGGATGGTTTAACGCTTAAAGAGAAACAGGCGATGATTAAGTCTAAAGGTGGCGATGATCTAGCCGGGCTAATCGAAAAGGGCAAACAATGGGGTAAGTTTACCCCAGCCGAAAAGAAGGCCATCATTACTTCCAAAGGTGGACCAGAACTCTTAGGCGTCATGACTAAGGCTCAAACTTGGAATAAGTTAACGATGGCTGAGAAGCGGGCAGTCTTAAAGGACAATGCGTCGCCAGCCATGAAGCAAGCTACGATTGGTATTAAGGATTGGAACAACTTAACGCCACAAATGAAGACGGTCATGGCTAAAGCTAAGGGTGCCGAAGATGTTGCGAAAGGCGTTAAAAACCTTAAGGATTGGAATAGCTTACCAGAACGTGAAAAACGGTTAATTGCAAACGACAAGGGCGCTACGGGAATTATTAAGAAGGTAACTGGTAATTATAAGGCTTATCAGAATTTACCAAAAAACGCTACTAAGAATTTACTTGCTAAGGACAATGCTAGCAAGAATGCTGGTAAAGCTAAAATTTCAGTTGATAAGTTTGGCCGAGCTAAGGTAACTGGTAAGGTACTTAAGGCTACTGATAAGGCGTCTGGTCCTGCCAAGAGCGGTAAAAAGGGACTAGATAAATTTAATTCAACCAAAATGCAGACTAAAACTGCAAAAGGTAAGGATTCGGCCTCAGGTTCAATGAACGGTGCACGTAAATCGGCAATTAAATATAACGGCGTTAATATGGCACTCAAAACTGCTCGTGGACATGACGCTGCATCTAGTCCAATTAATGGTGCTCACCGGTCACTTGATCGATACAACGGGGTAGGCATGCGTGGAAAAACAGCTCGCGGATATGATTCAGCAAGCGGTGCTATGGGACGCGCTAAAGGTTCGTTAGGTCGCTACAATGGAACCGGTATGCGAGACAAGACTGCTCGTGGTCACGATGGCGCTTCTGGTCCAATCAGTAGCGCAATCCGTACTCTAAGCCACTGGAATGCAATGGGGAACGTGACTCACTTCATTACAACTGTTTTTCGTAAAATTACTCGGCACGCAACAGGTACAACAGGTACCGATGGTAATCCAATCATTGTTAATGACGAAGAAAGTTCAGTATACCGTGAAGCTGTCAAGTATCCCGGGCATCCAGCGTTTATTCCACACGGACGTAATGTCTATCTGAATGCACCAAAAGGAACGCAAGTTATTCCAGCGGGATTAACGGCCAAAATGTTTGGTGTCTCACAGTATGCTGCTGGTACTATTCCGGCTAATTCATCAATTATCCAAGCTTCGAAAGCCATCAATGACTCAATTGGCGGAGATAATACCACAATCAACTATAACTTGGGTGGTAGCGACAGTACACAAGCAATCGTAGCGGGTCTGGAAGCTATCCTGAATAAACTTGATGACCAACAACCAACATTTGAAGTGCACAACGACATGATTGGTGAAAAACTGCGGACTTTGATTAAACAAAAGGATTCACGGGAACACAATTTAAATCGATTCTTCCCACAAGGAGGTTAGCAAATGGATGCTTTAATTACAAACTTAAATGGAACTGAACATAAGTTGAGTGACTTCGGCTTCCAAGTGCTCAACTTCGAAGAATCGGCGCCAACAATCACCAGAACTACTAAGAGTTTTGATGGGCGCGCCGGTTCATTAGATTATGGGGGCCGGCATGTCGTTAAGAGGATTACAATCAATGGTTTGTATTGGGTTAAAAGCCTGGAACAAGTGGATGATGTGCGAGATAAAGTTAACGCGGCTTTGTCACAAACGGAATCCATTTATTTAACACGCATTTACGGTGGTCGAAACTTGTATGACGTGCGTGAGAGTGGCAAAGACTTTGTGATGCCAGCACAAACTGTTGATGAGAAACGGTTTAAAGTGTATCGAACAGATACCAACCTACCATCAATCATCGAGCGGACTGGTAAGGGCGTTTACTACACCTGGTCACTGGAATTTGAGACAGCCGAGTTGCCATATGGTGAGAGTAAGCCACGGTCGCAAACGTTAGTTAGTGGCCAATCAATAACTTATAACGGTACAGTAGCTTGTTCACAGCTAGAACAGGCTTTTTATTTTGTTGTGACGGCTAAGGTGGCGTCTGCTGGTGGGTTTACGTTGACAGTCGATGGTCAATCATTGATAGTTACTAGCCCAGTAGTTGCTGGTGACGTTTATACGTTATCGGGCATGAATAATACTCGTGGCAGTCAGAACATTAATGATAAAACTAATGCGGGGTATTTTATCCTGCATCCCAGTGCAGCTAACAAGGTAGTATGTTCAATCAGTGCGGATATTCAGATCAAAAATTTATGTGATTTATATATTTAGGAAGGTGAGGTGAAAATTATTGATTAAATTTCATGATCCGGCTGGGACGCCCCATTTCGGCCAAGCTACCATTACAAGAACTACTAGCGTTAATGGCGGACTGTCACTGACTGGTGAAGTGTTTGCTGGTGATGACGTATTGAACGGTTTAGACTACGGCTGGTGGTTAAACTTCGATAACGAAAAGTACGTCATTACGTATAAGAAGCTGAGTGATGATACCAATACCGTTGTCTTTGATGCGGTACAACAGTTCTTTTGGGACTTTGCCAAAGTAGCATTGCACGCACAATACACGGGTAGTCATGAGTATACATTCTATCTAGGACAACTCTTTGATAAATCCGGGTATACCTACAAGAATGACGTTACCGTACCAGCATTTGAAAAAGAAAATTGGGGTTATAAAAATAAGTTAGATTTATTTAACGACATTATTGATCAGGCTGGCGTTGAATTTGAAGTGCACAATGAGACGGTTCACATTGCTAAACAGATTGGTAGTGACCTGACCAGTTTTGCCCGTAAAGGGATTAACCTTAGTAATCTCACGGAAGAAATGAAAATATCCGATTTTGCGACGTATGCTAAGGGCTATGGTGCTTTCAAAGATACTGAAGACCAAAGTAAGGGTCGATTAGAAGTTGAGTATCGCAGTGAGTTAGCCAAGCAGTTTGGCGACTTAGAAATGGACCCGATTGTCGATGAACGATACACAATTGCAGATAACTTGATTGCCGCCTTAAAAAAGCAGGTTGATGCGACCTATACCGTGTCAATGACTATGAACATCTATGACTTAGAGAACGCTGGTTATCCTAATTATGAAGCACCTAAAGTCGGGGACTGGATTCTAGCGATTGATGAAGCATTAAATTTCAAGCGTAAGATTCGCATTATTCAGCTTGAAGAACAGTTTGACGTGACCGGTAAGCGTATCGGGTATACGGCCACTTGTGGTGATTTGAGTATTGTGGATCAGTACACACATCTACAAAGTAGTTTGGATAGCAAGGTGCAACGTATTCAAGAAAGTGTTGATAATGTACTTAGCAGCGCTAACGGCAAGAGTACAAACTACTATGGTGAAAAAGAACCCACGAGCGCCAATGAAGGTGACTTATGGTTTGACCAAAGTGATAGTGATCCAGACAAGTGGTCTATCAAACAATGGGTCAACGGGCGTTGGAAACAGATTACGCTGAACCCTGGCGAGGTAGACGCCAAAGTTAACGTTGCTAAGAAAGAGGCTGAAACTGCGGTTGAAAATGCTAAAAGTGCATCAGATAAAGCTGACCAGTTTGCGGCCAAGTACGATGATACAAATGCACTAGCTAATCAAGCACTGGACCGGGCCACAAGTGCACAAGCATCGGCTAATGATCTTGTAGATTCAGTTAAAGCTGCCTCTATAGATGCTAATGATGCCAAAACTATTGCCAATTCGGTTAAGTCAAGTTATGACACGCTAACTGACGGATCAACAATGACAATTGCTGAATTAGAAAATGGATTAGCAGCCAAATTAACCAAAGAAGATCTTAATGGATATGCCACCCAAACATGGACTCAAAATCAAATTAAGCTTACTGCCGATGGAATTAACTCAACATTATCTAGTGTTAAAACTACGGTTGATGGACAGACGACAAGTATTAATGATTTGAAAGCTGATTCCAGTGGGGTTAAAGCTCAATTTGTTACAGTCAATGACACTCTAGATAAGCAAACTAAGGACATTGGAACTCTTCAGGCAACAAACAAGTCTTTGGTTGCTAGTTTTGATTCTTTAAATGCTGATAATGCCGTGAATCAGCATAATATTAGTCAGTTACAATTAACGGCAACTTCATTGAGTAATACTATCGAAAACGTGAATCAAAAAGTTGAAGATGGACTGATATCAACTAACATCTTTAGAAGCGCAAATGACTTTTCACGTTCTTATTGGACTGATACATTTGGTTATCCGTTCACAACCATTCAAACCGAAAGTAGGTACCACGATTCGTTGATTCACTATCAAGGTCAGGGCAAGACACCCGCACCATATTCGACTATTGCTCAGCAAACAATCACTGATGATGCTATGGCTGCTGATACATGGTACACGCTTAGCTTCTATGCACGTGGAGCTGGAGACAATAATACAGTAGGCAAATTTGGTGTGTACTTTTATGGTAATGGTAGCGACCAGTCTATGTCTAGCAGTGACGGTGTTGAAGTACTGGGAACATCAGATACTCATTGCATAATTACATTAACGCCGTACTTTAGACGTTACGTAATTACTTTCCACACGCCTAAAGATTTCTCAGGCGGGCATTCATTCTGGGCTAGAAATGACCTAGATCTAAATGATGGCAGTTTGTATTGTGATTTTTGGCACCCTAAACTGGAACTAGGTAAAGTTGCGAGTAATTTCTCGGTAAACCCAGCAGATACAGCAACTATTTCAGCATTGTCAAGTATTTCGCAAACTGTCGATGCAATCCAAACAACAGTACGTGGAAAGGTTGATAATGACACTTATCAGTCAAAGATGACTCAAATCGACAATGCAATTGTTACTAAGGTGTCCAAAGGTGATGTTACTAATGATAATATCCTTCCATATTCGGGGTACTGGTCTGATACGACCGGATGGAATCTATTCGCCTGGGGTGCTTCTGACAAAACATTAAGTCTAATTCATCATGACTTCTACCATAATGCCGTCGATGCAACTTTATGCATACAAACAAAGTTGAATGCTACGGCCCCAGTAGGTTCATCTAAGTTCACTCTTATTCCAAATACTACGTACACCTTTAGCTTTTGGGGATTTGCGTCATCTAATGTTGTCGGTACCAACGTGTATGTACTTGGTCGCAGTTACACATCCACAAATGACTATGATTTTGTTCACGCAGTATTTGAAAATCTTAAAATGTCTCCTAATGGGATAAACAAATACACGGCTACCTTCAAAACAGGACCGACTGAGACTCAGGCTTATATACGACTTGACAATGGCGGATCTAATAACGGCCAAAGCGCAGGATCATATTTCGCAGAACTTAAATTAGAGCAAGGTGACATAGCCACTCCGTATACGAGAGTATCGAGTGGTGAGATTCAGATAACCTCAGATAACATCAATCTTAAGGTTTCCAAAGATGGTGTTATAAATGCAGTCAACATTTCTCCTGAAGGAATCCAGATATACGGTAACAAACTGCATATTACGGCGGCCACCTACATTGACAATGCAGTCATTAAGGACGCCATGATTGCCAACCTAAATGCTAATAAGTTAACAGCTGGCTCAATTAATGCGGCTAATATCAATGTGTATAACATTAATGGCGCAAATATTGTCGCCAATTCGATAACTGCTAACCAGCTTCAAGCCGGGTCTCTATTAATTGCATTAAACTCCACTATGCAAACTATGAGGATTGGCACCGATGGTTTATACACTACTGATAATAAAGGCGACGGGGTTGGCCATATTCATACCAACTCAGTTGTTGGGCATCCAGATGTCTATGGCCTAAACTTTGACCTTGATGCTACCGGGGACTATATGGGTTGGGGAGCTAAGAACCGTGGAGATCCTAATGGAACCTATGCCATCAAACTAGGCTGGTATCGTTCAGATACGGCTAATACCATTGGAAATATTAAAGGATTCGTATTCTCAGACCAAGTAACCTTAAACGGCGGTATTCAAGTTTCCGGAGCATATCAGAATCTAGGCTTCGGTACAAGTACGTTTAACAACAATACCCATTACCCTTATTTTGGGTCAACTGGCATGAAGGCTGGATTAGCCTATGGCTCGACGGATACCTATCTGATTTCAGATGGTAAGTATGCTGATATGACTAAGGTTATATTTGCTTTACAAGGTATCGGTGATGCTTATATTCCCGTTAAGCTTAGTGACGGAAAGATAACTAGTTATGTTAAAGTCAATTTCCAACATTAGACAAAAATAAGAAGGAGCAATAATGATGAAAAACACTATTGAATTTAAAAATTCTGAACTTACAGGGCTGGCAAACGTTTTAGGAGGATTCAAGCTAAAAGGAAAAGCAAGCCTAGGTCGTACCGTACTGATTCGTAAATTCGCTAAGAAGCAGGAAGAAGTCAACGACGATCGGATTGAAATTCAGAAAAAGTACTTTGAGACTGATGAAGACGGCTCATTGCGTGTTTTCAAAGACAGTGAAGGCAAGTTGATTCCTAAGTCAGAATTGGCGGATAAAGAGGATCCTAAGAAATTAGGGGCAAAATCTGCCAAAGAATTGGACGATGAGATCAAAGATCTTAACAGCGAAAAAGCCATCATCGATTTTAGTGAATACTCGCCTCGTTTTAAGGCGCTTAAGGCTGCTTTAGAAGACTACCCATATGAGCTTGAAAGTGATTCAGCAATTGCATACGAACGAGTTTATGACCAACTAGAACAGGCATTCAGCAAAGGAGAAAAATAATATGAACTTAATTAATCGTAGTATCCAATACGCTTTATCAGCTGAAACTGGTAACACAGATAGTGTCGTTGTTGGGGTTTACGGAAAATCTGATAATCTCGAAATTAACGGTACCTTAACAATCGTCGCAGATGACTTAGATGAAGGAACTACTTTTGACGACCTTTCTAAGAAGCAACTATTTGCGTTAGCCACTAAGAAGCTGCCTACCTTATTGCCAAATTTGGCGTACACTAACTATCAATTCTTTGTTCAGAATGATACGCCGGTTCGATTAACCGCATACTCAGACTTAAGCAATAATGGCAGTTATATTTCATTAAGCTCAACTCTCGACCAGTCTGACTTCACAGATAAAGCTATCGAATCTGTCGGTTACGAAGATGTAAAATCTGCAGTCAAAACTATTCTTAGTCAAGAATTCCCGACATCATGAATGGAAGTGTGATGTGATGTTTGAACATTTAGCAAAAAATAGATTTTGGTTTTGGAAAGCGATGGAAACATATGGCTTAGGAATTTACTTTATTATTAAGCACAACACGTTTGCATTTGAGCCACCACAGCCAACGTTGCTTGATGTGCTTGATGATCCACCTATGATTTTTATGCTGGCGGTGGTTGGAACGCTCGCCCTGGTGTATTCTTTGTGGAACTTGCGTACACATTATTACAAGCCATTAATGACTGGATCACTTACTTTTGTCTGGTTATTTTTCATGATAGCGTTTAGCGTTCATGATTTTGAAATGCAACGTTATGTAAGTTTTGAAAGTATGTATGCCATGTTTGTTTTAGGATCAACCATTTTTGAAATTGTAATTGGGGATGATTAGGGGTGAGCGATGCTGTTATCGTGGCCTTAATTACCACAGCGGGTTCAATTTTCGTTGCGGTCTTAACGATGTGGAACAGTAGCAAGGCCGCTAACAGCGATACTGAAACCAAGTTAAAAAAGGAAAATGAGGCTCTAAAAAGGGAAAATAATGAGAAGCAAGAAATAATTGACTATTATAGAAAGCGTGATAAATAATGATGGAATTAATCCAATTTATTAACGGTACCACGATTGCGGCAATCGCCGTAGTAACATATTTAGTTGTTTGGGCGATTAAACAAACTCAATTCAGCAACAAATATTTACCAATTATTGCCCTTGGCGTTGGTGCAGTGATTGGTATTTTTATTGGCATTGCCAATGGTGATATCAAATGGGTAGCTGGTTTGGTTGATGGTGTGATTGCAGGTGCCGTCAGCGTCGGTGGTAATGAGCTAGCTAAATCGATTGGGACAATGTTTAATGGGGGTGCAAAATAATGAGCTTAAATGGATTTGATGTAGCCAGTTATCAGGCTGGTATGAATGTAGGCGAAGTTACAGGCGACTTTGTGTTGGTGAAAGCAACAGAGGGTATTGATTATACTAATCCAGAATTTAATGGACACGCAAAGCAGACTTTGTCAGCAGGCAAGAAGCTAGGCGTGTACCACTTTATTCGAAACGACTCGGATATTAAGCAGCAGGCTGATTACTTCTTAACGGTTGTTAAGCCATATATTGGTAAAGCAATGCTGGTTCTTGATTTTGAAAACACGACAGGTTCAACCATCCAGAACCAAGCAGGTGTCGGCTTAGCTAAGCAATGGCTGGATTACGTGTATCAACAAACTGGTGTCCGACCAGTGCTTTATACGGGGATTAGTTGTGAGAACTCATTAGATTGGTCATCCGTGGTCAAGGCTAACTATGGGTTATGGATCGCTCAGTATAACAATTATGACGCGGTGATTGGATATCAACCACGAGACTTATATGGTAGCTTGAAGAACTGGAAGACAGCGGTAATGTTCCAATATACAAGCACTGGACGGTTACCGGGCTGGAATGGCAACCTTGACTTTGATGTGTTTTACGGTGACAAGTCCGCCTGGGATAAGTACGCTAAGACTACTAAAGCAGTGAAACCTAAGACAGCTGGGCCAAAGTGGGTCAAGGAGAAGAAGACGTATACTCTCAAGACGGCTGTGAAACTTCGAAATGCACCATCAATGTCAGCTAGTGTGATTGCAGTGTTACCAGCTGGTTCAACGGTGAGAACCGATCAAGCGATTATTCAAGGTGGTTATCGTTGGGTGCGCCAACCACGGTCGAACTGCTATGCTTACATGGCAACTGGCCCGATAGATAATACGTTGGAATACGTGAAGTAAAACGAATCCTCACACTGACCATAATGGTTGGTGTGGGGATTTTTTTGTGCAAAAAATAAGATTGATATAATCAATATATGCTGATATATCAAGGGGTAGAACGTGCAAAAAACGTGCAAAAACTTTTTATGTTCTAGTGTTTTTTAATGAAATATCAAAAATAGGAATCTCGCTAAACGTTGATTTAACGGGATTCCTATTTTTTGAAAGTGTTCTCTTTTGACTAATTATGCCCCAGGCAGGATTCGAACCTGTACATTGTTTCCAATACAGCGACCTGAACGCTGCGCGTCTGCCAGTTCCGCCACTGGGGCAGTTGCTTTAACAACAATATCCATTATAGCGAAAAGTAACAAAAAAATAAACCTTTTTCTATATTTATGCAGTTGATATTAATTGTAATTGCAAATTGGTTGCTTAGTTACTGGGGCTGGCCTTAATTAGCATGGAATAACTGTACGCCGAAATACTGAAATTACTACCGGCAAAAAATGCATCCAAAAAGTCACCCATCCCAGCAGGTTCAACGACACTGCTTGAATGGGTGACAACTTGTCTGTTTATTAATTTGCTTGTTTGGTCGTGATACTACCATCTAAATAAACAAAGTAACTATTCAGATAATGCCCCCGGCCGCCATTAGCCGTTTTCTGATAAGCATCGACCTGATAATAGTGGTGGCCGTGTGCATCTTGATTGGCAGTTGGTACGACACCAAAGGTTTGTTGCTTGGGATCGTTGAGCACTTGCCCGACGGCGGCCACTGCACTAGTTGCGCTAGTGATATGGTCGTCAGCAGCTTGATAATGGTCACCAGATTGCTTCTTAGCACTAGCATCAGCCGCTGCATTGGCACGACTAGTTTGCTCCGCGCGGTTAGCGGCTGCAACTGAGTTCGCTTGCTTAGTGGAAATACTTGGCTCAGCTTGGGAAGTGCAGCCTGCTAAAAGGAATAGGGCGCAGAAACTGATTAAAATTGCCCGGGTCAC